AGTTCCAATACCTTCAGGTATTACATCACGTAATCTCTGTTTCTGTGCTCTGTCTTGAAATTGAAATTTTAAATCTTGTACAACTTTGATTGCTTCGTCTACAGTAAACGTACCGTCATTGAGTCCTTGTTTCGTAAATTTATTTAATGCAGATTTAATGTCATCATTAGGTAATGCTTTATTATGCCAAGCACCAACATATATTTCTGCTTTGTCTTTAAACTTATCGATTGTAAAAAGATCCGGACCTTTTGTAGTTGTATCTACCTGCATAGATTTTGGTGGCTCTACAATATCTTTTGATCCTTCTGCTAAGAAAGTTCTACCAAGTGTTTCAGCGTTTGCTTTTGATTTTAATTTTTGGGCAGTTGTAGGTGATTCGATGTACGAAGTTATCGCCTTCCCATAATCAGCGATCTTCATGTTAAACTCCTAGGATAGCAGGTAATCCTCCGACAGCAACGTCAGCTCTAGCTTGACCTAATTCCATTCTTAAAAATTCATCGATGTCGATGATAGGCATTCCAGGTCTTTGCTCATTCATTTCGTATTTGTAATTTTCATACATTTCAATTTCTTCAGGATCATATTTACCTGGCTCGTATCCAGCCAACATTACATTGTCTCTATTAGATTTAGCTCCACCGCCAGACATCATTTCTTGCATGTAAAATTCTTTTATCTCTTCAAGAGATTTTGGTCTTCTACCATTTCTTTTGATAAATTCTTTGACAACTTCTTCGATTCTAATATCCATGTTGCCTGATGCAAGTTGCATGACGCCTTCTTTTTCCATAGGTCTACTTCCTTCTAGATTATCTAAATTGTCTATTTCAATTTCCTTAATTTTTATATTATTCCTTTTAATGTAATCCGTCAAGGACTCTCCTTGCACTACTCCTACGCCAGAATTATAAGCGTCAATCACATCTTCGTATCGTTCGTATTCCATTAATAGTATGTCCTTTGTTTATGAACTATAGGTTCATCTATATAGTCTTCAGGATGAGAAATCAACCCACCTTGTCTAAATCTCATTAACGCTTGGGTCATGGAATCAACTAAGTCGTCATGATCTCCGTAAGGAAAAGCAGCACATTCTTCAATTACTTCCTGTGCAAATTCCATTTCTTTGGGCGCCCATATCAGTCCCGATTCAAACATCGGAGAAACTGCGTTAACCCTAGTGTGCTTATCGTTGCCTTTACTAGGTGTAAAATTTATAACAGGTATCCCCATCTTACGCAACTCATAAGTTAGTGGTAGTCCAGATGCCTTACCTTCAATGATAACTGTTTCTGGATTCCAGTAGCCGTATTGTTCAAGCGCGATCCTACGAAGCTCTGGGAATTCGTATCGACCTTTTATCATGTCAACTAAAATTAAATTTGGTGGGTCATCTTCTGATGGACGAAAGACTCCCCATGTTGTTATCGCACTGTAGTCTGCAGTTTGTTTTTTCATAAAAGCTGTATCGTAAGATTGTATTACATGTTCTAGTGGAGGCAGTTCATCATCCTCCCAAGGTTTCCACCACTCACGTTTTATTAATGCACCTTCTTCTGATGTTGGGTTCTGCATGTATTGTGCATTCCATTTTGATAAAGGTATACTGGCTTTGACAGATTCTAAATCTTCTAGCTTCCAATACTCAGGCCACACAGGTTCACCTGAAGGCATGATGGCAGGAAATTCTATTATCTCCCACTGATCTGCTTTGACTTCTTTTTGTGCATTTAACAATCTGCCTGTTAAATCTTTTTCATTCCAACGAGTCATAATTACAATAATAGATCCACCAGGTTGAAGACGTTGTCTTGGCCCTGATGTATACCATTCGTAAGTTCGCTCAAGTGCTTGTGAATTCATAGCGTCTTGTTCAGAGTGCGGGTCGTCAATAATTAAAAGGTCTGCACCTCTTCCTGTTATTGCCGAACCCACACCGGCTGCATAGTACTCACCTCCTTGAGCGGTTTCCCACTTACCAGCGGCTTGTGAATCTTCTCTGAGTTTTGTTTTAAATACTTTTTGATACTCAGGAGAGTCAATAAGAGCTTTGGCCTTACGACCAAAACGCACTGATAATTCTGTAGTGTTAGTAGATTGAATAATTTTTAATTTAGGATTTTTACCAACCATCCATGCAGGTAAAAGATAAGAACCAAATTCTGATTTAGTATGCCTTGGTGGCATATTAATAATTAATCTTTTTATTTCTCCAGATGCAAGTTTATTAAACTTGTCTGCGATTCGTTTGTGATGCGAGCCTTCAATAAAATCAGGCCATACATGTTTAACAAAAGATAGAAAGTCAGTTTGAATTGTATCTTGTTTTTTCTTTTCACCATACTTGTTTGCTAGTAAAGCAAACTCTCTTCTTACATCAGCAGGTAATTTATCTAAGTTCTGTATAAATTTTTCATTCATAAAAATTTTTCCGCAAAATTTTTTTGTAAGTATTTTGAAAACTTGCAAAGTATTTTACCACTATCTATTTAAAAAACCTAGCATAAATACGTTGCTCTGGGACCCCTAGTCTGTAAACAAAAAAACAATTATTATAAAATTTTTAAAAGTGGTAACCGGTCTGGTACCTCTATGGCTTGTGGTCCCTGGCCCGAAGGGCCAGGGTATTAGCAGAAAGGTTAACTAATAACTAATTAATTTAAGTCCTGTCCTATGGCCTTAACATTATTATTCCAGGCAATTCCTATCACTTTCAACCGCTGTCCTAATTTCTCAATTAGTTCAGCTGGCATCCCGCTTTCCATTACATCTGAAATCGCATCTTCTTTTAATTGTAATAGCTTAACTTTCTTTTTACCTATTGGAGTTTTTTCTGCTTCACGTTCTGCAAGTGATTGAGCCCAGCTTCTTATCTGCTCTTTACAATCCTCCGGAGTTATCCTATTACTAGAATAACTATCAAAACCCAGCTTCTCTTCTTTTTTAAATTTATAATCTAGGTTTTGTTTTTGCTCCGCGGTTATATTTTTAGTGAAAAAAGTTCTAGCTTTTTTCATTGCTTTAATATGCTCCGCTTCTGCATCTTCCAACAGCTTTATTATTTCAGTCGCGCCTATTTTATCTGATAGCTTTTTTTCTGCGCTTTCAGTCATATCCGCCACTATCTTACGAAGAGACAAATCCGCCTCTTCAATCATTGGAGCGAATTTATCTTTTACTTTAGTTTTAAAATGCTCCAGCTGATATTTAGTCATTGCTTTCATATTTGTATTTCCTTTCTTGTATATAGGAAAATCCTATACTATATTAAAAACAATGTCAAATAAAAAAATTAATTATATTTCCAGTTTAGAATGATTCTATTTCGCAGCACAACCTGTGGTTGAATAAAAATAAATTATTTTTGTTTCTGCCTTATTTTTGCCACATTAGTATGGGATTATCCTAATAGAAAGGAATAAAGAATATGGAACTAAACAAAACATTTAAAATAACTTTTTGGGCTAAGAAACACAAAAAGCATATTACAAGAAATGCAAAGTGGACTGAACTGTGTAGATACTTTACATCTAAAGATGGTGTACCTTGTATGACTTATTATGACCTGGACAATGAAGGTTATAGAACAGCAACAACAACTTGGAGGGTGCAATTATGACAGATGAAAAAATCAAAGAACTTTTTCAGGATGTTGGAGAAATGATAAAACTACAACACAAACTTTTTGAAACGGTTCATAAAAGATTAAGAATTTTAGAACAGTACAATTTTAAAAAACCACTTGTACTTACGGAGGATATGGAAGTTAAGAATTAATTAATGGGTAGTATCCAGGATCACACCGTCAGCTGTTGACCGTCTTTCCTGGGTGCTGATCCCTGGTCCAGTACAGACAGTCTCGAGCATCTTTAAGGCTGGACCTGGGATCAGTGGGCAAGAAGATTGAAGCTGTGAGGCTAGCAGCAATATATCACGCTCCCCACTGGTCAAGCTGCAAGCTGCAAGCTTCAGGGGACTCTACCGCTAACTCAACGCGTGGGCGGGTTGAAGAGCCTGAAGCCGCAAGCCACAAGCTTGACAATAAAGAATAAAGGATTATATAGGATATATGAAAGTAAAAATAGCAAAACAAATAACAGGTAGTCTAACCCGTACAAGCAAAATGCCTGGGCTATCTTATAGCCTGCCAGCCTGGGAGTGTAAGACAGGATCAAAGCTTAGAAAAATAAAAGGTTCAGTCTGTGCCAGCTGTTACGCTTTGAAAGGTAATTACACAAGATACAAAGCAATTAAAGCAGCTCAATATGATAGACTAGAAAAAATTAAAAATTCTCTGTGGGTTGCAGCAATGGTTGTACAAGTTAAACGTCAAAAATATTTTAGATGGCACGACGCCGGAGACGTTCAAGACCTGGAACACTTAAACAAAATTTATTCAGTATGTAAATTGACACCTGAAGTTAAGCACTGGATGCCAACCCGGGAGGCTTGGATAAAAAATTATTTATATAATAAACCTGGTAACCTGGTGATCAGATTTAGCCCGCCAATGATTGGACAGCGCAACGACAGCTGGCCAAACTCTTCAATGGTTGTAGAATCTGGCGCCACGTGTCCAGCACCTAAACAAAATAATTCCTGCGGTGACTGTAGACAATGTTGGGATCCTGCTGTAAAAGTAGTTTCATACGGGAAGCATTAATGTTTAGACATCCAAAATATTATAAAGAATTACGCAAGCTACGTAATAAACTGGATCAGGCCATTAGCGAGCCAAGCTCGACGGAGCAAGTGGAGCGTGCGCCTGGTCCGGGCCCTAAGCGTCAAGCCTCAAGCGGCAAGCCACAAGCTGCAAGCCTTGAGAAGCAAGCCTCAAGCCCCGAGGAGCAAGCTTCAAGCCGCAAGCCTTGAGCATCAAGCTCCTTGATAACCTTCCCCTCATAAAGTTTTATGGAGTTAAGGGAGAGGGCCTTAACTAGAATAAATGTATTGTCAGGGTGTTTCACATGGAACGCTATTTGGTGAGGCGACAGGCGGACCTTGTTTGTTTTTGTTACTTTTAATTCAACAGTAAAAAAATAATTATTAGTATTGTATCCGAGTATGTCCGGAGTACCCCAAGAAGCAGTGTTTTCTACACGGGTAAACGATAATTTGCAGTTGTTCTTAACGTTAAAATTTTTAATTTCATACCAAAATTTTTTCTCTGGATTCACTACTACACCTCATTCTATTTCATAAACATTTGCACAGAAATTCTAGGAACAACTGGACTTAAAACAGGGTTAACTTTATGTGGAATAGGAGCTTTAACAATAATTACAGAGTTACCCACAGGTGGTATCCAACCATGACCATTATTATCAAGAAACATAAACTCACCGCCCCATTGCTTATGCCATTTATGATTTACATAAAAAGTAGCCCCATATTTCCAAGAACCATCATCATGCCAATTAACACCAGCGCCTTTCTTCATGTAATGAATTGTAGTTGACATCTCTTTTGTATCGCTCATTTGAAAATAGGGATTGTGTTTAACTAGAGTTTTTAAGTGTTCAAAAGGTTTATAGTTACTTACTTGCGTTCTCATGGGTGGTATAATATTTTTAATTAAATCATCACCCCATAGACCTTTCACACTGTGCAGATTTATCTTATTTCTTTCTTTAATAATGGCATTGTGAATACCTTTGTACATATTATAATCTAAAAAATTAGATATACACCAGATCTTTCCAGGTATTGAGTAGGCTAATTTCATTGTTTTAGAAAACAATTGATGGCGTATCTCGCACCTTTAGTTACAGGTTCGGTCCCATGGATCCAAATGGGTTCAGCTGGAAAAAGCATAGCTTCGCCTGCACTCAAGTTTAATTTTACCTTACCACCAAAAAATCTAAACTCTCCTCCTTCATAATCATCGTTTAAATTTATAGTTAATGACCCTCTCGTATGAGGACCAGCATCAGTGTGATCTTTTATAGATTGACCCACTTCGTATTTTATTATTCTAATGTTATTAGTTTGTTTCATAAACTTATGTACTTCAAAAGTAGGACATAATTTAGAACGAACATGCATCTCATAATTTGTTAACACTATTTTTAAATATTGTATAATTAGTTCGTAAGGTTTTTTAAAATCGTCGTTCTCAGTATTTTCAGAAAGATTAAGAAAGTTGCAGTTGTCAAATAAATTTTGACGCTCATTAAATTTATAACTAGCTTCAAGTTTAGCTAAATTTTTATTAGCTTCATAAAAATTAATTAGCTCTTTGCATGTATTTTTATTTATTAGACTCTTTAAATGATATTTTAAATCTAGAATTTTATAATCATAATTCATAGTTTTTTGATAACTTTACCCATTTTCCACTGTTCAGGGGATATAGTAATGGCAAGTCTATGTGACTCTCTTACACCAATTAATTTATTTTCTAACAGCTTCACACCTGTAATGTCGTAGAACTCACCGTTTGGCAGAATAACTTGTACTCTAGCGTTGGCTGCCACCTCACTTTTTAAAAATTTATCTAATGCTTGTCTTAATACCTTTCCAGTAAACATAGGTTGATTTATAGACGAAGTTGTACTAAATATCAAGTATGACTAAACAAGAAAAAGGAAGACAGTGGGATGGTAAATCAAGAGTGTCCACTGATCTTTATAGGAAAAGATTTGATGAGATATTTAAAAAAAAGAAAGCATCACAAGCTAATGCTCAATCAGATAATATAGAAATGGAAAAATTAAATGGGAGTACCAAAAAAATTAACTGAACAACAAATGAAATTTGCCTACGAGTTGGTAACAAACGAAGGTAGAGAAACAGCTACGCAGTGTGCTGTCAATGCAGGTTTTGCAAAAGACTCAGCTAGACAATACGCAAGTAAATTACAGAATCCAAAGTTGTATCCACTGGTTGTTAAATACATTGGTGAATTAAGAGAAGAGTGGCAGAAAAAATATGAAGTCACTTATGAAAAACATATTGCAGAGTTAGGTCAGATTAGAAAAGAAGCTCTTAAGAAGGGAGCGTGGTCAGCTGCGGTAAATGCAGAGGTCGCACGAGGAAAAGCTGCGGGTCTGTATATAGAACAAAAAATAATTCGTACAGGAAAACTAGAAGACTTAACAACAGAAGAGTTAGAATCAAGAATGAAAAAGATAATAGACGATTACTCTCCGATACTAGAAAATGTGCCGTTTGAAGAATTAAAAGAGCAAGTACAAGAAAAAGAAAAGAAAAAAGAATCAGAGAAGGACTCTCTCCATCTTGACGATGCAGCCCTTGGGGAAGACGTTCCTGTCGGAGAATAATTCATCATTATCTTCATAACTAGCAAACGTCCAGACATTTTTTTTATTTTGATCAAAAAGATACGCATGAGTTATCATAACAGAAGGTGTTAAACCTAATGAGTCATGAGCTGTCGCGTGCCCAGAATCTCCCGTCGGATCAACCCACGTGATCTTATAAAAATAATATCGTTTCTTTTTTATAACGACTGATTTGTATTTACTTTTCTTTGCTATCATTTCTTGCTGTTAATGTTTTATCACCGTCTATTAAATCTATATTTCCCGATATAGAAATTCTTTCTCCTTCAGTTGTTTTAAAAGGGTAAACCCAATGTGGTAAACCGGCAGGGAAAATAAACATATCTCCTACTGATGGTAAATGTGAATGTGTTTGTAAGAAAAATTTATTTAAACCATTACCTGAAAGATTAAAATCAAAAGTTATACAACCTGGACCTGGACTGCTGGCTGAACTTGTATGACACTCTTTATGCAGCCCCTCTGGTATTTCTGTGTATATTACAAAAGACAGATGACCATCATGTGTGTGAGGAGGATTAAACTCGTTTTTCTTTTGATGATTAATCCAAGCTGTTATCATTTCAAATCCATTACATAATGGCTGAGCTCTATAATCTTGGTAACCTTGAGCATAACTATTTAAATAAGGGAGTAAAATATTATAAACATCTTTTTTATCTAAAGATTTTTCTTTTTCTAAATGACCTGCTAAATTTTTTCTATAATCTTCTTTGCCTTTTAATTTTCTAAGGAACGTTAATTCTTCCGGGGTTAGTATGTAATGACATACGAACGGACCCCAATGTAAAAATCTATATTCTATTCTTCTTGTTTCTGTCATGATTTCCTTCCATAGAGTTTTATACATGAGAAATGGCTTTTGTAAAAAAGCTTTTCACGCGCGCGCGTAGGGAAAATCCCTGTAGCAGACTGAAGCACATTGTAACAGCATTGTAACAAGCTATTATTCAATAATATCAACAGTTTTAGCCTATTGTAGCATTGTATCACTATATTTTTCAAAAATTTTTTTATAAACATAAATCTCATACAGAATACTCTATGGGTTCTTGGTCCCTGATGCCTGAAGCTTGTAATATAGGTCAACTCTTCTTAACCATTCGAACATAAAGTGTTGAAATTCCTTACCATAACTCACGTATCTTAAAACATCGCCACCCTTAACGCTGATTAGAATCACTCCAGAATCTATGTGAGTTCCATAAACGTAGTTGTGAGCCGTGGCGTAGGCCGCGCATTGTACAAAATAATCGTCAATCCACTCACGCTTTTTGTATTTATTAGATTGCTTAAAATCTATAATAGCCTCCCGGCCTTCATATACACCAGCAACGTCTGAGGCGCCCGCATATAGTCCCGGGTACCATAGAGGCATCTCTAGGCCCCAAACCTCTGTGAGAGGGCTGAAATGGCCTTTATCGATGATGTTTTGAGCCATGGTGCCTGCCTCCTGACCTAAATCAGATAGATCCATGTGACCTTCACCTTTTACGTATCCCTCAAGAATTCTATGCATTATTGTACCCCGAGCAGCTGCATCATCACGTATTTGGTCTGCCTTTTTTTCGCCTTCTCGTTGCCTCCATGCTGCCAACTTTGCCTTACTTTCTTCAGATTTGGTGGCTCCTAATATTGTAGTCACCGATGGCAACTTCTCCTCGTTTATGTCATAAACCCTACCAGTTGGTAAAGTTACTCTCTTAATAGTTTGATAATCAAACTTTGGCTTTCCGTTCCATAGCATATGTAACCTTTCTAGTTTAGAATCATTCTAAACTCATAGCTTGTTTATATTCTTCTAAATTAACCACCTTACCATTCATAATCTGTGCATCGTAATGGTCTATGATTTGTTGTATCTTAGGCAACTTGGTATGCGCCCAGGGCCAGATTAGGCAACACACATAGAAGGCATCACGAAATGTAACTCGCCATCTATATTGTTTTAAATACGGCGTGCCATCTTTACGTTTACCCTTACGTGGTTTGTCAGTTAAAGTTCCAACACCTAAAACTTCGTGTACCCAAACCAAGACAGACTTATCAGTCATGGTTATTTCCATATTTAATCTTAAGCTATTTGATATGCGATGGCCGTCGCCTTTGTGTCTCTTTTTCTTTTCAGGTCCACGTTTAAAATGTATTGAACCTTCACCATCGAATAGACCTGCAATGTATGCTCTGTCAGTTTCTGCAATACCTTTCATTTAAGATTCCTTGCTAATAAACATTTCTTTTCACCCATGCTATGGGTAGAAAATCCAAACAATGTCATTGCATATGCAACTATACTCATTTCAAATTTATCTGTATCGTCAAATACAAATCGTGCATGTGGAGCTGCTCGATTAGCAAACCAAACCGCTTCTGTTAATACATCCTTAGACATGTGTGGTCCGTCAAAATGTACAAATGCATAAGTCTTCTCATTCCAATCAGGATGGCACATAAACATAGTATCAGTCATGTTAGCTAATACAAATTTACCATTGTTACGATACTCTTTAAAATCGTTAAGCAAAGTATCTCTCATTTCATCAGTGTAGTCTGTTCTAAACTTACCACGCCATCGTTGTGGCCAGTTCTTTGTAAACTTTTCATCGTAATGTTGGTAAGACAAGTCACCATAAGGATCGATACCTACATGCATATAATTATTTACAACGTTATCCATTATTATTTTAGAGCCAAGACCTTGACGTACACCTATCTCACAGCTGTAGTGACCTTGACAATCAAACTTAGCCCACTTCTCTAACAATTCATACTCTTCACTATCACCTTTTATCATAACTTCTCCGGCTCAAATTCTTTTAAGACTTCTAATTTTTCTTTGGCATTAGCTATCTTATCAACAAGTTTATTACACTCTTCAACGTGTTGAGGATGTTCTCCAATACCAACAGATCCTTCTAAATATATTTTTAACGTAGCATCAGCATGGGCAATGTCAGCCTGGTACTGCGCCTCTAATGCATCAAGTATTGCTCTTTTCATGTAACCTCTTTTCTAATTTAGTTATTGTATCTTGTAATAATTTAATTTGTTTACCTGCGCGTTTACACACACCTTGTAAAAATTTTATTTTTTCTTTGTCACTGGGTTGTATCATTCTGTTCCTCCTCTTCTTCTACTTCACCTTGGTTGTTGCAAAATTCACAATCAGCCCACTGTTCTTCGTATGCTTGTTCAAATGGCACACGAACAAATCCATTACCATTGCATACTCTGCAGATAATCTTTCTTTTCATTTGCTTTCTCCTTAAAATATTTCTTTGCTTTCATTCTTACATACTCATGATCAAAACCTGCGAACGTACAGACAGATTTAAAATCTGCATTAGGCTCTAAAAAATAATTACGAGCAGATTCCATAAATCTTTTCTGATAAAATCTACCATAAGAATAAAAACCTCTACCTATTGCATCCTCCAGAGCTACAATTAAAACGTTTCTCCAAAGAGACTTGATAGGATCTTTACTTTCTCCTATTACGTTAACCGCTCTTACTTCGTATTTTGCCATTTAACTTTTTTGCTTTCTCATCTACTAACATTCTAATCACTTGTGCTCTTGATAGGGTGATCCCTGGTGCCAGGACCTTGGTCATCTTATCAATCTTATCATAGCAGGCGTGATCGACTGCGAGACTTTTGTATTTACTTATATCTGTCATCATCTTTCCTTTTGTTATATACAATCATATAGGATATTTATATAATTTTACAAGAGCTGTCAAGTTTTTCTTTTGGGATATGTTGTATTGCCTAGCTAGCTCGTCGGCCTTGTCGGTTATACGGTTTATAATCGCGTTTTGCATGTTTATTTAAATTCTTTTTGTGGCGTCCAGGCCTTTTCTTAGGCTTATCTCTAGGTGTAAAATGTTTAAATGTTCTCTTGGCCATTTGCTTTTATGTATGCTTTATCACTTTCACTCAACTTTAAATACCTTATACTACCATTGATGTGTTGTCTAGTATCTGCTCCACAATTTGTGCATCTATAAAAATCAGATACAATTGCAACGAGTATTGAATCTTCTTCACACTCTTCACAATAACCATGAACAGTGTCTATTTTTTGAAATACTTTAAATGTTTTATTACCCATAAAAAATTCCTAAAGTGTACCTTGGACTACTTTCACCTAAAGCTTGAAGATCTGTATGATAAATATGTGAATTAAAAAACATAGCTCTATTTTCCTTAAAGCCAATATATCTATCTAAATCCTTTTTGTCATTATAAAAACCAGTTCCATTGTACATTAACTCTTTTCCTTTAAGGTAACATAAAAAATTATATTTACTTTCATTATCAATATGAGGCAAAACTTTTTTAGAATTATATCTTATTCTAATAGCAGACGAGAGCGGTTTTAAATCTTTTTCTTTTAAAAAAACATTTTTTATTTTGTCAAATAACCATTGATTAGTTTCATCTGGATTAAATTTATGACCAAATCCATAATTACCTAATTCATTTTGATCACCCTCATAATTAATTTTATCTAAATTATTAATTAATATATTTAACTCTTTCTCGTTAAAGAAATTATCTACAACCATAATATCTTTCATTCTTATACTAAATCTACTGCCTTTCCTGTAATCGGTTTGTATTTTGTTTTTTTATCTTCTCTATACGCTCTCATGTATTGTGCTCTTGGTTGAAATGGTATCCAACTTGCATGTATCCACCCCGAGTTAGGTTCTCCTGGTGTGTAGTATTCAAGTATTAGCTGGTCTGTTTCACAGTTCATCTTTACCCAATCTGCAACTTCTGCGTTGTCGACACCTAACACTTCAAAGTCGACGGCCTCGGCTTTGGCATGCTGTGAATTAATACTACTGCCGATAGCAACACATAACTCTGGGCTACGATAGCCGCTTGTCACCTTCACCCTGCCGAATTGATCACGTACAGGCTGTAAAATTTTTTCGCATAACATTTTTAATTTATCTATTTGATCTGCGTTAGGTTCGTTGTCGATACCTTTACGTATTGCAGTGTCTGATTTTGTCAGCTCTTGAAGGCTAAAATTACGTGTTAATTTCATTTTATTATCCCGTGTGCTTACAATTAAAACTTAATACTACTCTTTCCTCTGATTTATTCAATTCATAATTTGAACCGTGTTGTAACCAACCTGGAAACATAAATAAATCACCTGGCTTTACTTTATAACATAATATATTTGGATTAGGATTAATAATATAATTAGTTACCACAGAATGTGGATTAGGATTTTGAAAACATAGCTTACTACTATTCTCATCTGTTTTTATAAATATAGCACCTACAACAGGGGCGTCTCCATGATGATGCATTTTTAAAAAACTATTTTTCTTTTGAATGTTAGACCAACACATATTAATCTTACTTGTTTGAATTCCACAAGAGTTACAATATTTTTTTAACTCGTCGTTTATTTTTTTTTCTAATTGCACTCCTTTTAAAAAATTTAAATTATGTGAGTAAGTTGATTGTCCCTCTCCAATTATAGCAGAGTGATCTGTATGTGTAAGTTTTTTAATATAAGAATAAACATTATTAATTTCGTCTTGAGTTAAAAAATTATTAATAATTTCTATTTTAGTTGGAAAAATATTAGTTAACATTATTATTTTATTATTAACTTTTTAATGGATTTAGATCCATCAATATTATCCTCTAATTCTGCCATAGATTTTATGCATTGATACTTAACATTTGTTTTGCCAAGAAGTTTTAAATCACGTTTAGCAACACGACCTCGTTCCATACATTTTCCAAATGAAGGTTGTATACGTGCTTCTTTAATTTCTCCGTTAACCAACATAAGCAAAGCTACAATCATTTCAGTCATTAGTGTGCGCTCTTTCCATTTGCTCTAACTTTATCTTTTAAATCTTCAATATCACTTAATGCTTTATCTAATTGTTCTCTTAAAAATTCTATATTAACTTTGTTTGTCATATTTTGTTCTTGAGTTTCTTCCATTTTTTCTACAGTCTTGTATAGATCTTCAATCAACATATACTGTTCTTGGTCTGTGGGTAGTTGTTCACTTTTCTTAAGCAGGTCAGCTTCAAACAACTCACGTGATGTTTCTAGCGAAGTTAATCTCCCAGTCAGCTCCGTATAAGCGATCACTCCGGCTATAACGCCACCGATTATCATGAGCATGTTCCTAATAGGCATGCTTACGGAGGTGTTTTCAGATATCTTCATTTATTTTACCTTTTTCTTTTTGTTCAATACAGACAAACTTAGCATACAGGTCATGTTTATTAACTTCTTCTTCTCCAATCGATTCTATTATTTTAATAGAATTTTTATATCCGTCAATTAAACAATTGTAAGTGTTTTCGTACATTATATTAGATGTAACTGGTGGCATACAGGTATTACTGATGCTTGAACAAATAACTAAAGATAAAATATATTTCATTGTTTTGGTTTTGGTAAAGGCAATATATAATCTTTTGGAGGCATTTTTAATGTGGTATTATTGTTGTCCAAAGTTTTAGATTCTGGGTTTTCTTTTATATACTCCTCTTTCAAATCCTCCCATAGACTACCTGTGGGCATAGATTCTGTCTCGAGCGATTGTGGTATAACACCTCTGCATTTAGATACTAGCAATGTAAAGTTTGGATTCTGTGCAAGACTTGGATTTCTGTTTACCTTGTTACACATCTTCATCAACTCAAGTTGTTGTTTTAACTGCATATTTTCTTTTGACGTTTTACAATCTGTGCCAAGATATTTTCTATAACCTAAATTAAATCTCCAATTTTCATTATTATAATCTGTGCTGTTAGAGGAGTTATAATTAGTATCATTCTGATACTTTTCTATACGAGCTTCAAACTCTCCACATCTATCGCTGTTGTTAAGATATTCGTTTCTAGGATACGCAGGTCCCATCCAGGCTATAAGACACAATAAAACTATCAGTATTCCAGTAAAGTAATAATTCATCTTGGCGCACTCCATAGTTCATCCTAATAATTTATCTCTCTGCTGAGATCTTTAATATCGTATTCCATTTGTCTAACTTTATCAGCTAGAACTTCGTATAAGTTTTCAGCCATTTCCCATGTGCCTTCAGCTCTCTCTAATTTTGCAATTACTGTGTTAACATTATCCGTTAATACTTTCATATCTCTATTGATATTTTCTATGCTCATAGTTTGTAATTTTTCTATCTCTGCTTGATTTGCATTAATAGTATCTGTAAGATTAACCACATACTTGACACCTGTAAAAGTTCCGACCAAGACTGATGCCACGACCGGAACCATTACTATATTCTTTTTTAATAAGTCAGCTAAATTCATTATCTAGTCCAAAACATTAATCTTTTGGATATTTCTTTTATTTTATTCCAAATTTTTTTAATCATGTTGTCCTCCTTATGTATACCGTGAACATGTCCACAATGCGGACACACTTTATCTACATTAATAGGTGTTATTATAAACCCCATTCCACAGTTTTCACACTTCATTTTTTCTTCTCCTCAATGTTATAAAACATTCTATCTGAATCTTCAGTAACCCAGTCGCCATCTTCAGCGTCCCAGTAGGTAGTTTGAACCTTATAATCAGGCCAATCATTATCTGTGGTGTAGCTGTTAACGTGCCAAATTATTCTGTTGTTTGGCTGAGCTGCATAATTGCCATTCTTTAGGGCCATTATGTGTGCACACTTGTGCTCTTGAGGAATCTCAGAATGTTCCGTATCTAATATGTTAACATCTGGGTGGGCCCAGTCAATAGTAAAAAGATATTTACCGTGGTAAAACTTTTTATCTCTTCCTAAATATTTTCCGTTTATACCATCCAACCAATCAAAGCAAGTAACAGCAGGATGATAACTAAAACTGTTCCACAACTCAAGTTCGTCGACAGACATATCTGGCACGTCCTTTCGTTCAAACTCTTTTTGAAAAAATGCTGAAATAGGCAAACGCCAATAGCACGCACCGTTGGGTAACATAATGTTAAATAGTAATGCGCGACCTGAAATGGAAGTAAAGCCAAAGATAACACAATCACCAGACTCTCCTTTATGTTCTTCAAGATCATATAAATACTCTCTTCTTATCTTACAGTAGATAGGTGGTATGTTTGCATTTAAATAAGCCATAATAAATCATTTTATAGATCCCCAATTAGGACCAGACTCATAGTCTACTTTATTTGGTATCTTCAAGTCAACTGCGTTTTCCATCACATCTTTAATTTTGGCAGCTTCTAAATCATTAATGACTGATATATCTAACTCATCGTGCACTTGTATATGTGGTGTGATACCTTCTTTGTATAATTCTAACATAGCTTTCTTTGTCATGTCAGCAGCTGATCCTTGTATTAATTTATTTAACGCTTTGTATGTAAAAGCTCTACGAGTTGGATTGTTGTGCCAATAATTTTTTTTAGGATTACCATCTTTGTCTTTTAACATTTCTCCTTCATCGTCTTTTATATATGGACCCATCTTTTGTAGATCTTGCATACGCTCTTCATCTTCTGGTGGTATGTATTTACCCCAGTCAGAACCTCTAAGTATTGGTTCGTATTTAGGAAACCTACATCGTCTACCTAATAAAGTTTTTATCTGACCTTTTTTAGAACCAGCTTTCATAACTTCATTCATCAATTGTTTTACAAAAGGAACCTTTGAATGATATCTATCAAACAATTCCTCTGCTTTAAATTTAGATACACCTAACTCTGCTTGTAGTTTTGCTTTACCCATGCCATAGAATAAACCAAGATTAATTACTTTAGCTTGTGATCTAGGTATCTCTGCCATCTCTGCAACTATTTTGTGAAAGTCTGTAGAAGGATCTGTATCGTATGAATCTGCAATAGTATTTACAGATGGTAAACCGTAACGTAACGCATAGTGTGCAACAAGTCTTGGTTCCTGTTGCGAGTAGTCAAAACAACCCCACTTGCATCCTTCTTCTGGTATAAATAAACTTCTAATCATTGGACCTAAAACAGGGTCACGTGCAGGTATTTGTTGCAGGTTTGGATTAGAATATGAAAAACGTCCGGTAATTGTTCCTCCATCATCAGATCTAATTTGATTAATCTCTGCATGAATTCTACCTTTGTGTTCGTGTTTTAAAATTGTATCTATAAAAGTTGTATTAACCTTGTTTATTTTTCTAGCTTCTGCTATCTTTTGAATTACAGGATGTTCATGATTCGAAAGAAAATTTTTAGTAAATGAAGGCGCACCAGTTTTCTCAGTTGTTTCAAAAGGTAGTTTCAAATGTTCAAAAACTTTTTGAATGCTACGTGCGGCCCATATTTGAGTTTCTACTCCTGTCTCTATTTTTACTTGGTGGATTAATCTTTCTTCTTGTGTTGTTAATTCTTTCTTTAATTGATTCGCTCTTGTCACGTCTGCCCGCACCCCTAGGAAGCGCATATCCACTAGGCAAGGAAAAAGATCAGTCTCAAGATTAAAAATTTCTTCAAGATCATTTTCAATAATTAATTTTTTTACATGCTGCCAAAGTTTAAAAGTTAACTCTGCATCTTTTTCAGCATACGCTCCTACTTCATGCGCAGGTAATCTCCACATATCAGCTTTAGGATCTAGTCCTCTAGACTTTGCAGCTTCGTTAAGTGCTCTCTCGTTTTTACCTTCGTTTAAAAAATGCCAGGACAAAGTATTAAGTGTGTATGAAAATCTATTTTCATCTAACAGTGAAGAGGCTATCATTGTATCTACCAGTAAACCATTGATATTAAATCCTAAATTACGTATCCAAGATACGTCGTACATAGCATTATGAAATATTTTTGTAGCAGGGCAATCAAGAATATCCTTAAACCATTCAAGAGTTCTAGCTCTATCCATGTTAGGTCCCTCTTGGTGAGCTATAGGAAAATACCATTTATCATTATAAGTGGCCACAGCTATGCCTACAACTTCTCCATTTCCTACAACTGCACCAGATCCTTTTGACTTTAAATCTGGATCTCTTGTTTCCAAATCAATTGCAATCTCATCATACGATCTAAGATCGGGATACTCTGTAGGTTGAACCCATTCTGTTTGAGGTAAAATCATTTTAAATTTTTTAATACAATGTAGACTATAGTAAGGCCAATAATTAAACAAACCATACTGTAACCAAACATACCTAAACCAAAACCAATTGTCATTTTTTCTTCTCCATATCCGTCATCTTAAGTAATTCTAATTGGCAGTAATGCATTATTTTTTTAATGTCTTCTGCCCCTCCTTTTCGTTGATAGCGACAAACGTATTTTACAACATTGCCTTGAAAAAACGAAAGGTTATTTTTAGAAATAAACTCATACGGCTGAATAGGAAACTTGGTATAATGATTTCCGCCAACCTGAGTATATTGTGGAAACGCCTCGTCCAATATATTTTTATCTGTCATAGTTGATACTCCTTTAATTTCTTTTTAGCTCTCAATTTATATATGTTATTTCGTGCTCTCGTTATACCCACGTACCACACTCTATGCTCCTCATCTTGTTTGTCAACACTTAACTTAATTCCTTGTTGTACGGTACGTCCTTGGTGTAAAGATAAAATTACATTGTCTTCTTCACCACCTTTTATTGCATGTATAGTTGACAACCATATTCTTGCTTTATCTTTTAAATTTTCTTTTGATGCAATTAAATTTCTTAAATATAAAACTTCTTTTTGATCTGCTATAAACTTATCATACCAGGGAATTTTAGCATCCCAATCAGCATTAGGTATATATTCTTTCACTGCGTTTATTTCTTTTTCATTTAATATTTCATCCATAGTCCATTTTGTATACGCAGCTGCTGCTTCGTACATACCAACTTTAAAACTTTTTCCTTTGTTACTTTGATAATAAAAATTCTTACGTCTTAGGTCTTTCATGATATCTAGTAGATTGCTTTTAGTTCTTGTAAGTATAAGCCATTTACCTTTTGTTAAATCAACCTGATTAAGATCAGCTATGTAATGAGATTCACCATCATAATCTCTTGGTAAATAATGTTTTCTTTTTCTAATACCTTGTATTCTTGTTATAGGATATCTTGCCTCTGCTTGCACAGACATTGATATACGTCTTGACTGTCTTAATATTCTTTCTTTTGCAGGTTCTTGTACAAATCTTTTTACATCAGCGCCAGCCCAGGCATAAATAGCCTGGTCATCATCACCAGCTAAATAAATTTGATCACAATGTTCTTTTAATTTATCGTATAGTTGCCACTGCAGTGGTGATAAATCTTGTGCTTCATCTATGAATATAGCCTTAAACTTCGGTATCTTATCAGAATTAATTACAGATTTAATTATGTCATTAAAATCATGTAAACTATTTTTCTTTTTATAAATTTGTAAATTTTTATAAATATGATCTAACGTATCAAAATCTTTAACTTGCTTTTTATCATGCTCGTTTAAATCAAACTCTTGTCTAATATTAATGTCTTTGTTGATAGCTCTTTGTATCATTTGAAAATATGGATTGTTACAAGTTAAAAAGTGTGTTTCTTCTTCATTGTATTTGTCCGTAAATGAAACACGTATATTTAATTTTTTACCTAAGTCTTCGTAGTGATATGGTTGTATAATATCTTCCTCATTTAATCCTAGTAAGTGATAACAAAATGCATGCAGTGTTTGAAAGTAGGGCACTTCTTTTTCAGATACATTAATTCTTTTGCGTGCTTCCTCTGCAGCTTTTCTAGTAAATGCAAAATATCCTATCTTATGTAACGGCACACCTTTACGTTCGTATGCTTTTACACGCCTAATTAATCTAAATGTTTTACCTGTACCAGGTGGTCCATAAATTTTATTGATCTTGTGCATCGGCTTTTTTAAATCCATCTTTTAATGATCCACTCCAGCCGTATGATCCATGGTGCGTGGTTTGACCATCAACGATACCATGAAATTTAAATCCTGATTTTTTAATTAAATTACAAAAGTTAGTATCTTCTCCCCACCACGTGCCATCTTTACTAAAACTTGTATCCCAAAAATTATAAAAATATGTATTAGCCTTTTCAGATATAATTTCTTTTTGTTTTATTTTTAAGTGTGGATTGTCTTTCATTAGTTTTTCATAAACCTTTCTATGAATTAATGTTAATCCTGCAGGTCCAACTTTTAATTCTACAATACCTTTTTCATCTATTTTAATATCCAAAGGATTATCAAACTCTACAGAAAATTTAACAACGTTGTCTTGTGTTTTCTTTCTGTATGGCACACAGATAGCATCCTTTTGAGCTATGATCATACGCCCTACCACATCTGGTTCAAACTCCATATCTGCATCTACAAATAATTGATAATCAAAACCAGATTCTAAAAACATAGCGGTCAATACATTTCTACCATAACCTACGTACGGACATTTAAATGTTCCTATCTCTGCTTTTATTTTTGCAAGAGTAAATTTATTAAACAACTTAACCAACGATAGACAAGTTGATACTTGCATTAAATCATATGTTGGCATCGATATATAAACACTAGGTGCTTTCGTCATACTATATTCTCCTTATCTTCTATTTCTATTAGTTCATCGGGGATGTCTTCTTTTTCTAAACCTTCCTTTGGAAGTTTTAAAACTCTTAATGGTGGAAATGATTCTTCGTTATCACCCTTTGGAAATCTTTTTTGACAATCAAACTCACCTTTAAAATATTGTTTAATCATAGTTGCTGTTCTTGCTCGTTCTTGAGTCCAGTCTCCACGTTTTAATTCGTCATAAAACTTATCGTATATAAAATAAAAGTTTTGATCTTCTAATAATACAGCACCACTTTTAAACGATGCATATGTTCCAGCGTTTGGTCCGTTAACATAATCAAATAATTCTTTTTTCAACATATCTATTGGGTTTGTACCTGCAGGTGGTTGAATTGTTTCCATAGTTGCCCATAATCCATTCAATACATTTTGATATTCTTTTTCTTTAATGCTGGGTGGATACGTTGTAGTATGATCTGCAATTAAACTACGCATTTGTTTCATCTCGTTGAATTGTTTTATACTTTTAGCATGCACCTGCACTATCTTATCTGCAGCTACTTCGACGTTAAAAAAATATTCATGATCTGGTTTATACATGATTCTAATTAAACCTGATACTGATGGCCACTGCGAATCAAAATGACCACCAATACCAAACTTTCTCTTAAGACATGTGCCCCTCGCACAATAAGATGAAATAGGTAAATCATTACATTTAAAACCTGCTGTATCTTTTTTCCAATACTTAATCTTTTCTTCTACTTTACCATCACCCCAGATCTCATCGTAAAGAATATAATTTCTAGCTGCTTCTAATACTTTCTTTTCCCAGTTCTCACTAAATTTCTTTTTAGCAAACACCATGTAGTTATATAAAAATCTATCTCTTTCATCTTTTAATTTGGTCCCTGATTCCTGTATCTCTTTGCAAATCATTTGTAAACATGGAGGACCATCTGCAAACTCTTCAGGTCCACCGGTCAATACTTCTTTTATTTTTTTATTACTAACTTCTTGTAAACTTTCTTTTGTTTGTAAGTTAGCTTCAATTACTTTTAAAAAATAATCTAAATCCATTTTACTACCATCAGGTCTATATGCTCTTCGTTCGTTACCATTAAAATATGGAAGGTTAATAAAACTACCAGTAGTTCTTTCTCCATTTTGATTTTTACCTAATGAAGTTTGTTTAGGAAAAATCTCTGTCTTTGCTGGTAATCCAAATAAGAATAAAAGATTAGATAAAAATTCTCTAATTAAAGATGCAGGTACTTTTTCTTTAGTAAATACATAAATATGTAATCCACCACTTTTAGATTCAATAGGTATGACAGGTAGTTTTTTTGTATCAATAATTTTTAAATACTTTTGTAAATCAAATTTTTCATAGTCATCAGGGTCAACATCAATTGCACCAAAGCTAGCCATGCTTTCGTCATCACACGCTTGTAGCCCTATTGATTTTTGTCCTTTTAAATGATCTTGATAATCTTTATCTGTAATAGGTCGCTTTGCCCAACCATAATCCCCTGGGTCGAATTTAAGTTTATTAGTTTTAGGATCGTGGTATCCGTTCTTTACATTACAGAAACCAAAGTCTCTTTTTAATCCGCTAAAATATTTTTCAAAATCTTTCATAACTTATGAAAGGCGCCCGTAGTCTCCCATAGGCGCCCTCCGTGGCCAGTGTACTCATCAAAGTACTCGGTTATACAATGTCTCCAGTAGTTTTAGGCGCATCGTATTTTGGTTGTGCTGCACCTTTTGATACTGTCTTTTGAAGTTGTTGTGCAACTTCATATAGTTCAGCATCTTTTTTATTACTGACATCAAGATTTCTTACTCTTGATGGTTTGTAGACATGCCAGCTTTTACTCCCAGCTGTCTTACCAACAGTTTTTAAATTATAAACTGCTGAGAATGCTGCTGGGTTGAAAGAACCTTCTGCATCAGAAAATCTAAGATTCTTGATCAGATTGTTTAGCTCTCTTGCTGGTGTAAGGTTTGAAGATCGCATAGCAATTACTGCCGGTCTAGGTTCACCTTCAGATAATGCTAACACATAGAAATATGCAGTTTTCTCTACATAGTTACCGTTAGGTAATCTATATCTACCGTTCTTCTCTTCTACACCATCCGCTGGAATCTCTAAATGAGTTCCGACTGGAGCTGAAGCACTATCGCCTCTCTCCTGCCATTCCGGATATCTAGTTTGAGAATGAGCAACGATCACATCTAATCCCTCATTACCATCAATAAGTTGCGTGAAGCCTGCTGCATATATCATGCCAGGTTTTGCCCCTTTAACATGTTTTGCATCTCGTTCATTACACTCAGGTGAAAGTTGATGAAGAATTTTTAAGATCGGTGTCGATACATCGTCCGATTTAATTTCTTCTGTGCCCTTACCAGAGTCACCTCTGAGATTGATAGTTGCAAGTGATCCTGCACTATTCTTTTGTACTACTTCTTTATCCATATTTTACTCCTTAATGTTTGTTAGTTTAGTAGTTTAGTTTTTGTTTTTTATTTCCGTTTGATTGCCTTCAAACGTTGTGAACAACTCTGCAGGTATCCTGCCACCTTTTTCGTGAAAGTCCCGCAAAGTTGTTCTAAGGGTTCCGGCATGAACTGCAATTTTCCGATCGGGTTCATAACCTTGTCCTCGTGCAAGTGAAGCGTATTGCTCCGCCTTGATATCTTCGTTCAGACCAAACTTGACTGTGAGCTCGTTTTTCACAATCGCACCTAGTCCGTTATTCCGAAGCCAGTCGTGTGCCTCTTCTTTTTTAGCTGCAATGATAGAGACACCAAAAACATTTTTAACAGATATTTCTGATCCGTCTTTTAGTTTTAATGTTTTAAGATTTAACTGATCCATAAGATCAGGTATAATAATGTTAGAATAATATTTCTCTCTTTCTTTGAGTAGTTTTAATTTACTCTCTTGATTAATTACTTCTTGTTTGATTTCTTGAAGTGTATTAATTTCTTTTGAGAGTTCGTCGGGATTGACGTTTGACACCTGGTTCGGTGCATCTTCGCGTAAGTTTATAGTCATAGCTTTCCTTATATATGTTTATTAGTTTAATCATTAATAATAATTCCTTTTTGCAATTCGAAATATAGTTATAAAAAATTTGGTGTCAACTTATTTTTGAAAAATATTTACTTCTATAGGATAATAAGTTTTTTCTTGACGGTCCCATTTTAAAAGTTTGTACTTACCATTGGTTGTATCTGAAACTAAAGAACATACTACACCTATGATAGCAGGGTCACCTGATAATAAAAGATAATCTTCTTCGGTATAGTTTTTTAGAAGCGTTCTAAGTTTCATAACTAATGGTCCAGGTGAATGAATCATTTGTGAAAACTCTGGAAGCAAAGACACAATATCACCATATTTTTGTGCGCCAACAATATTATATTTAGGTTCACCTTTGCCGGTTCCTGGTATGTCTTGGATTAAATAAACTTTGCTCATTGACTTTTTAACTTTCAAGTAATATATAACAATTAGAAAGTAAAAGTAAACATGAATTACAAATTTAAAACGAAGCCATATGCTCATCAATTAAAAGCATTAGAGCGTTCTTGGGATAAAGAATACTTTGCCTATTTTATGGAAATGGGTACAGGTAAATCTAAGGTATTAATAGACAATGCATCTATGCTTTACGATAAAGGTGAGATAAATGGCCTATTATTAATAGCACCTAAAGGTGTTTACAAAAACTGGTACGACGGTGAAATACCAACTCACATGGTAGATCACATTGAAAAGAAAGTTGTGCTTTGGGAGACGTCTAATTCTTCTATAGAAAAAATAAAAGAATTAAATACAATGTTTGCAACCGGAACTGACTTTCATATTTTAGTTATGAATGTAGAAGCTTTTTCATATCCAAAAGCTACAGAGTTTGCTAGACGTTTTTTATCTTGTCATAAAGCTATGATGGCAATCGATGAATCTACAACTATTAAAACTCCTACAGCAAATAGAACTAGAAATATTGTATCTTTAAAACCACTTGCTAAGTATAGAAGAATATTAACAGGTTCACCAATTACAAATTCACCGTTAGATTTATTTAGTCAAGCAGCTTTTTTAGATAATTATCTTTTAGGCTTTGATTCTTTTTGGGCGTACAGAGCTCACTACTGTATTATGAAAACTATGAACTTAGGATCTAGATCTGTTAGCGTTCCTGTCGGTCCAAACAAAAGAAACATACCTGAACTAGAAGCAAAGATAAAAGTATTTAGTGAACGTGTTTTAAAAGACGACTGTTTAGATTTACCTAAAAAAACTTTCTTAACACGTAAGATAGATCTTACAGGCATACAAAGAAAACTTTATGATGAAATGAGAAAGTATGCAATCTCAGAGTTAGAAGGTAAAGTTTGTTCCACATCTACTGTCATGGTTCAGTTATTAAGATTGCATCAAATATCTTGTGGCTATCATGCAACAGATGATGGCAAACCTCAACAACTTCCGTGTAATAGATTAACAGAGTTAATGGATATACTTTGGGAGATATCAGGTAAAGCAGTTATCTGGTCTTATTACGTAGAAGACTGTAGAAGAATTATAGAAGAAATAAAAAAACACTTTGGAGAAAATTCTGTAGTTGATTATTATGGTGCAACAGCCACAGAAGACAGACAAAAAAATATTAAAAAGTTTCAAGAAAATCCTGAGTGTAGATTCTTTGTAGGTACAACAGGTACAGGTGGTTTTGGAATTACATTAACTGCAGCTAGTACAATGATTTACTATTCTAATGGTTATGATTTAGAAAAACGTTTACAATCAGAAGCACGTATTGATCGTATTGGTCAAACTAAACCTATGACTTATATTGATTTAGTAGCTGAAGATACTATAGATATAAAAATCCAAAAAGCTTTACGTACTAAAATGAATATTGCTAACGATGTTATGGGTGAAGAATTAAAATCTTGGATTTAAAACAACCAGTTTTTATCTAAAACCTTTTCTAATAGCAGAAGTGATACTGCCCCAACAGTACCCAATAACACCCAATAGATCTTGTCTATCTTACCGCCCAAATCGTGTATACCATCATGCATATGTTTAACATCGTTTTTTAATCCAGTAATATATCCATAAATAGAAAGCAAGTGCTCTCTTGTAGTTTTGGGTTTTAATTTGTCTCCGTTTGGCATTATGTTAGTTGATCCAATCCTCTATCTCTTAGTTTGATAGCTTTTTCTTCATCGGATAATAATGCGTTTTCTGTTCGCGTCAATCCTTCATTTAGTTGCGCCATTTGTCCGCTGTTTACTATTTGAGGGTTTGGCCTTGCATCTGAAACTTGCACAGGTATTGGTGGTGTTATTAGTTCAGATGTTTGTTGGGTTTTTAATAAATAGTTATTTATATCTAAATCAAAATCTTTATTTAACTTAAGTCTTTGCATATCCCTTTCCATTCTATCTATCATACGTTCTACTTGTCTTGAAAAAATATCAGGTATATTTTTATCTTTAGCTAATTCTTTTACACCCTCTATCTGACCTGATGTAATTACTATTGGATAAAATTTATTATTTTCTATATCCTCATACAAAGGACCTTCATTTCTTATCGCAAAATTATCTTCAATTTTTTTATCTCTCATACCTAAAGTTTTAACTGCATCATATACTCTTCTAAGTTTACTCATGTCTTCATAAAAAGATTTATTGGCTTCAAAATATTGTCTAATTAATAAATTAGGATCTGTTATAGGATCACCTGTTCTAAGATCTTCAAATATTTTTCTACCTTCATTTCTTTTTGCATCTTGAAATTCTGCTATTTTAAAATTTAAATTTCTCTCTATATCTAATGGTACTTTTCTAAAACCTACAAATCCTAATAATTCATCAGGTATTTCATAGTTTACACCTTTTTGAGATTTTTTCATTATAGCATTAGTTAGTCTTCGTATCTGTGGTAATGATCCAGGTGATAATGTATATGCAACATGTTGTGTAGATTTAGTCCATTTAGTCATTAAACTATCCTCTGGATTCCAAACAGGGCTACCATTATCTTTTATACCATTTCTGAGTAATATATCTGTTACTGCACCAAACCAAATAGATTCAGAAAAAAATGGTTCTAATACCTTACCTAAAGCTCTTGTTAAACCATTTGCATAACCAACAATAAGTGGATCATCCTCATTAGCAGCTTTTGCTCTTTCAATATTAGACATGATAGTATTTACAGGTTGAATCATAGTGTCGTAAAAAAAACCATGACTAAAATCTATGTATTTGTATTTACCATCTTCGTATATGCCAATAATAGTATTATCCTCTGACCATATTGGAAGTATCTCTCTCATGGCTGTTATTTTATCTTTTGTTATACCATATAAAGCAGAACCTGCAGTCATAGCTGCAAGAGGGAAGAATGCATAAGTTAAAGCTTGACCAGTTAATCTTTTCATACCAATAGATTGGAATATAGGGTCTTTCATTTCTTTAACAGCAAGCATAGTTGTGTTACCACCTGTTCTAAAAATTTCCGAAGGAAATGATGCAAAACTACCTAGAGGTGATCTTCTTATACCTTTTACAAAATCAGATACATACGCATAGTTAGGAACTGTTTCTCTAACTATCTTAGCTGCTTGTTTCATAATTTCTAAATCAGTAGGCATTTTAGTAATTAAACCTGATTTAAGAGCTGATGTGTAAGCTTCCTTGTATTTATATCCTTCTGCTAAAAAGTTTGTAATTCTAAATACATCGTCTTCAGCTGTATATGTATCTGCAGCAGCTTTATATATTTTTTTAAATTTTTCTGTTGTTGTATTAACTAACTTATTAAAAAATACTTCAGCAGACTCATTACTTTTACCCGCTAATGTTATGTCTCCAAATAAACCTTCAACCTCTCTAGCTATAATGTTTTGATTAACTACACCTTCTTCTAATAAAAATTTATACAATCCTTGATCTTCAGGCGTGTTTCTAAATCTAGGGTTTCCTGTTGCCCGGTACAATAATTCTGGTTGTGCAGATTTAACAGCTTGATAAAAAAACTGAGCTAATTTTTGTGGTGGTATTAAAATATTACCACTATGCACTGTAGTAAACACAGCAGAAAAAAAATTTCTTAAGTGTGTAAAAGGACCAAGAATAGTTTTACCAGCTTGTGATAAACCTTTAGGTATTAGTAAAAGTGCTCTGTATGGAAGTGATCTTGTTAATGCACTACCTAAAATTTCATCTCCCTGTTTAATAGATTCTGCCCAGGTTCTGCTTGTAAACAAACCATCTAAAGGTGATGAATATACTTGATCAGATAATCTAGTATTAAGTTTTAAGGGTGCACGTATTATTTCTTGATAAGGTAAATTTTTTAAAGCTTCGTTATATGATTTGTAAAATAAAGGTCTTCCACCTTCTTTTAATAATCTTTCACTATCATTTAATAACTGTGTGTAAAATTTATCTCGTGATACTATATCAGCAAGATCAGTCATAACGTTGAATATGGTGTTCTTTGCGTTTTTATATTTACCAAACAAAGTATTAAAAGCTGCAAGATCAGATTTAGTTTGTATTAAACCACCTATTTTATCTGCTTTAAATTTACCACCACCAGTTACATTCTCGCTCATATTTTTTATTTGTACAGCAGCATCATCTAAAATATTAGCTGTGCCGATAGGAAAATTAGGTGTTTTAGTTACCGGATCTTTAGTTACACGTTTAAGTATATTGTTAACAACAATCATAGCGTCGTCTATAGAAAAACCTTTTTCACCATTGTTAAGATGATACCTTTGAATAATTTTAGCTACATCTTCTTTAGCTGCTAACGTAGGTTTAAACCCATCAAACAATCCCATATTCATGTCAAAGATTTTATAGTCAGCACCCAGATTATATTTAACTCTATTGTTTAGTATTGTATTTAATTCATCTGTAGCAACTTTAACGTTTTTACCTTGTGCAATTGTATTTTTAAGACGAGCGGCAACTGTTCTAAAATCAACACCATTACTAATTAGTTCATCAATGCTTTCTTTATTAACTCCTAATTCATCCATAGATTTTCTAAAAGCTTTTAATGATTTATCAGAAAAACCTTTAAATAATATTCTACCTTTACTTACTACATCGTCAGTTGCTAATAAAAAATTAGAAAACAATTCTGATAATTGAAGAGGATTCTGTATAGCTTCAGATGCTTTAGTGCTATTTCTAGAAATCTTTTTTAATGCGTCGTCAAAATTTTTAGCTGCATCATCAGCTGTAAGTCTAACTGCACTTTTGTTACCTTCTAATTTTTGTACAGCATCAAACAATTCTTGAGCCTTATCACTTCTAGATCTAAATGGTTTACCTACAAATTTATCAACCCATCTTTCTATTTGTGAATTACTAAATGCAAGATCTTTACCTTTTGTAGCAAGTAGTTTAGCAGTTTTTGCTGTGCCATAAACAAACGGTACAATAGGAAAAGCTAATTCCGCACTAAATTTAAATTTATTATTAAGTTGTCTAAATGCATCTTCGTTGGCATCTTCTTTTTGTTTTCTGTCTAAACCTGTCCCTAAAAAGTCTAACGCATTTAAATCTCCAAATGTACCTATGTCTTCGGATTTCATAACAATAGCACCACCTCCAAAACCACCACCAATAGATACAGCTGCAAATTTATCAAAACGATTTGGTGCATTAAGTTGTTTAGATTTAGTAGCGGCTTTTGTTACAGCGGTCGCAGTGTCATCCAATTTACCATATCTATTTGTCTTAACTGCTTTAACCAACTCTGGTGCCAGCTCTCTTCCTTTTCTACTAGCGTATTGAATACCTGGTCCTAATACTTTCGTACCAAGTTTAGCTGCATTAAATATTTGTAAGAACGCCTCTGTTAAATGACCTGCAGCTGTAGCTCTTGCGTCCTCCTCTGCTTGATTTTCTATTATACCAAAAATAGTTTTATCAAATGCTCTATTAAATCTTTCTGTTACACTTTCATCAACATCAATACCGTCACCTGTTGCTGCATCATAAACTAGTGTACCAAAATTAATTATGCCTTTAGGAAACTTAATAGCTGAACTAACCACAGCTCCAGTTAAAGATTGACCTAAACCTACTTCGTAATCGTCTTTGTCACCTAATCCAACTTTGTCTGTTGTTTTAATATCTTTAACTTCTTCTGTTTCTGTTTCTTCTGTATCTATTGTAGATGCCTTGGCGTCACCAATAAAATTAATATCTTTTGGAATTATTCTAAATCGCTTGTCATTAGCGATTGCATCTTTAGCAAGTTGTGCAGCTGTATCATCGTCATGACCTAAATTTAAAAACTCTTCTTCTTTACGTCTTAGCTCTAAAGCCTCTGGACCTTCGTCTTTTAAAATACGAACATCTCTTTTACCTAACTCAATACCTTTTACGATTGCGTCTCTTGTTTCTTTTGAAGGGATAAGAAAATCATACCAGCTTGGTTCAGCCATGGTTTAATCCTCCTGTATATCTAGGTCTAATTTAAGTACTCGTTTACCTTGTCTATAAATAAAATTACCTGTTGTAATATCATAAACATATGTGTTTTCTGGAAGAGAGCTTAAGATAGAATTATCTTTAAGAGTTGCTCCAGCTTCAGAATTAATATCACCTTCGTATTCATCATTTTTATATACGTATTTGTCTTTAGACGATGTTCTTAAAAAACTATTGTAAGCTTTTGGGTTTGCTTTAGATAATTTTGTTTCATCATTAAAAATAAGATTGGCCTGGTTAGTTGTTAATGTAGGACCTGATCTTGTTGATGTTACATCTATAATGTCTTGTATTTTAAGAGACTGTTCATCTCTTTCTACATCTTGAGGATTTTTAGGTTTTCTAAACTCAGGTAAAGCCATGTTAAATGCTTTGTCTTTACTAAACCCACCACCTTCTTCTGACATTAAATATTCTATTTTTTCTTGTAAGGCTATTTTATCTGAGTCAGATAAATCTTTAATAAACTCTAAACCAATTGCTTGTCTTGTTTTTTTTCTAGCTCTTTGAGATTGTATTAAATCAGCCACAGGTTCTTTTGAAGCTTCTAATAGATTTGGAATTAATCCACCTCCACCTGTGGTTGTTCCAATACGTGGGCCAATCTGTAATAAGAATTGTGTTAATGGATCTCCAAGACCTGAGTCAGATCCTCCAAGACTTTCTACTAAATTTATTTTATCTTTAATAGAAAAATCTTTAATATTACTTTCAGCGTATTGTCCTCTTTCAACAACGTTGTCCATGATACCACCACCGGTAGTGCCACCTTTTCTAAACATAGGTCTTTTAAAAGTTCTCATATTAACTAAACGCCCTGTATACCCCCGCTAGTGTAGCTCCAGCTCCTAGGGCTGTTTGCAATGGTGAAGGTGTAGGTGTCGATTGAGTTTGGAATTGTGCTGGGTATCCAGCTATTAAACTTGTAACACCTTGACCTAGTTGTTGAGCCAAATTTAACGGTTGTTGTTGTTGTGCAAAAGCTAATTGTTGTCTAGCAGCTAAGTCGGCTTGAGTTTGTGCCTGTTGTTGAGTACCCAACGCACCTAATGCTGAAATTTGTTGACCAAATAATTGTGGTGCTTGAGTAGCTAAAGCTTGTTGTTGTTGAGCTAAGGCTTGTTGTTGACCAAACGCTTGAGCTGCAGCATTTTGTGCTTGACCAAAACCTTGTTGTAATAATTGTGCTTGTAATGCTGCACGGTTCCTGTCGCTCGCTGCTTGGAACTCTGCCCTTTGAACACCTTCTCTACCACCACCGAATGCACCAGCACTAATCGCTTGTGCTCTTAATGCAGGTAAACCTTTTTGAGCTTGTATATCAAACTCGTCTAAAGTAGTTTTAATTACATCTTGTTGAAATGGAGATAAAAATTGTTGATAAGCTTGTGGTCCTACAAATTGACCTGCTTGTCCAGCTTGGGTAGCTGCTGTCTGTAAGAAAGGTGCAAAAGAACCAAGACCACTTCTTAGTGCTTGAGCTTCTTGTGTAATGGCTGAAGTTGGAGCCACAAATTGTGGTCCCATTACTTTAGTTAAGTCTGCTCCTTTTAAACCACCAATGGCCGATTGTAAATCTGCTAAATACGTTTTACCTGCCGCTTCAATAAACGGTGCTGGTAAATTTTGTACTGTTGAAATTTCTGCCATTATACTACCTTACTCTCTAAATTTTTCATGAGGTCATACATTCTTTGAGCCCCTTTGTTTACACTACCGCCTCCAGCAGCTCTGACTGCGTCTGCAGTGAATACGAATTCGTTGTTCGATAACATTGCTGGAATATCGTCAGCCTTTTCTTTTATACCAACTGGAGGTATAAATCCACCTGTTTCTCTTAAATCTACTTCTTTAACTCCTTTAGAATTAACGTTAATAGGTAGGCCCTCGATGTCTGATGCCATTTCTACTTTATCATCTGAACCCATCGCTCTACTAACTCTACCACCTTCAGCCATTTCTCCTACAGGTATTGTAGAATCATCAGCTGCGTTTACCATAGCAGTTATTCTTATATTATAATCTTCATCGGACTCGTTGCCTTCTTGAGGATATAATCTTTTAAATTGTACATTAAGTTGATCTTTTACTTGTGCTTGTCTGTTAGCAAAATCTATATCTGATTCACCTTCTTGTTGTTCCATACTAGATAATAAACCTGTGATCGCTGCACCAGCTCCACCTACTTTTAATGCGTCTATCGCTGCATCCATACCTGTTTTCTTTCCAGATAAATTTAAAAGACTTAAAGGATTTCCAAATACAGAATTGGCTCCACCAAACAACATTGATTTTCCCCCCGGTATAAGAGCAGGTGCAAATTGTAAAGCAGCTGCGGCTAGTAAAGGATTATCTTTAACACCTCTAACTACACCTTTAACAGCTTTCTTAACTGACTTAACAAGACTACCTAAACCGTATTGTGCTCTACCGCCATCGGCCATAAACTTTTGCATAAGTCTTTCAGCTTCATTATTAAGCATATCCATTTCTTCAGGGGTTAATAGTTTTAAAGGTTTACCAAATAATTGTAGAGATAATTCATTTCTTGAATCATCTATATCTGGTGCAGAAGCCATCTTTGTCTCTGGCTCTTTACGTCTATAATCACCCTTTAATATAATAGGTGATGACCCTGCTACGAATTCTTTTGATTTTGATGTGTTAGTTATTGCCATAATTATGTCTAAATTTAGTTAAGAGGCAGGCGTACTATTCCTGAAATATAACACTTTATTTGATTTTTTTACTATCGTCAACCAGTTTTAAGTTGTCAAAAAACCTTCCACAGAACTGATGTTCACCTACATGAGTTATATAATCCATGATATATAAATATACTTTACCACCCATATCTCTCCATCTTTGACAAAAACCAAAGTCTTCACCGAAATATTGTTTAGTTTCTGTGTTATGCAAAGTATCAAAGAAGTTGTAAAAGTTTGGTTTTTTAACCTCTTTACCATTAATATTAGTGGGTTGAAATATCTCTAACTCAGGATATTGTTTTATCATCTTTTCTAATACAGTTCTTTTAATTAACATACAGCCCGTAGGAGCGTGTGTTGCCTCTACAATACCACCATCTGATGGTATATAATTTTGATCTTCTAATTTAATAGGAAAGGTATATCCAGGTTTTTTTAAATCATCTATAGTCTTAGCTCTATCTTTTTGTTGAAATATTTTTTCCCAGTCTAATGATTTCATTGGATATGGACATGCAATAACATCTTTATCTGCTTTTAACATTGTCTCAATAGTTCCAAAATCAAAGTCAATATCTGAGTCTATAAATAATAAGTGTGTATAACCATCTTCATGGTTTAACATTTCAGCTACACACAGGTTTCTACCTTGAGTAACTAAAGACGATTTCATTAAAGTAAAACTAACTAATATCTTTCTCATTAAACAATCTTGTTGAAATTTTAATAAAGCTTGTGTGTAATGAATAGAACACTCACTATGTACAGGAGTACAAACCATTATTTTCCAAGGTGATTTAAACTCTGGTTTAGGATCTGATAGATCTATTGTTTCCACAATACTTTCTTGACCAAACCAAATTGGTTTATTCGGATTTTGCATTAATGACTCCTTTTAAAAAAGTGGTCCACTGCATAGCAATCTTATTCCAATTGTAATAAATATGCGCGTAGTTAGACTGTGAATCTAAATGATCATGTATTTGTTTTTGATCTAATGTATAAGATGCTTGTTCTATACCAAAACCAAACTTTTGAGCAAGAGCTCTGTGATTCTGATCGTATGGAATATACATAGGAAACTCTGCCCCTGTTTCATACAAAGCCCCATAGTCATCTACAATGCAATATAAACCTGCAGCCATAGCTTCCAACAAAGATATGCAGAATGTTTCTTCAAAGATACTAGGGTAAACATACATATGATAATTTTTTAAATTATCTTTTATATATTGATTAGGTTTATAACCAATATAATTTACGTTAGGTAATTTTTTAGCTTGTTCGTAAAGCTCTTTATAATTATGATCGTTTTTATCATAAAAGTCTTGACCATAAACTTCTGTAGAGGAGTATACATCTAGAGTAACTAAAGGATTCTTTACTAATTGCATTGCACCTAACAATACAGATAAACCACGCCAAGGTGTATTTTGATGTATTATTTTTACAGGTTTACCTTTCACATAAGGTTTAGCTTTTTCTATTTTATCAATACCATTTTTAATAACTACAGATCTATTAGTTGGTATATTAAAATGAAATCTAAATTTTTCATATGTCCAATGTGAATTAAAAACATACCAATCGTATTTATTATGATTAGAAGGATCACTAAACCAAGGTGCTAGGTTAGGTTGATCATAAGAATTTTTTTGCCAAAGTATGTTTGGTTTAGTTGGATGTAAAGGTATTTTTTCTGGAACCGAAGTGCAAATTTGCACTTGATCTAATAAATTTTTATCGACGTACTTTTCTAAGTACTCGAATTGTAGTTCTGTTCCGCCTTTAGGGTTTTGGTTTCTTAATATCATTTACTATCCTTTCCATAATTTTATATGAAGTAATAACCTCAGGTGTCGTAGCATAATCAGGGCTACAACATACAAATATTACATCAAATGTTTTTTGTTTTATATAATTAATATTGTTATCAAAAATAAAAGATTTTAAATTTTTTAAATTATCGAGACCAATGTGAGTAGAATTAGGATTAGATATCCATGTATAATCAATTTTGTTTTTAAATACATTTGATAAATGAAATAACCAATTTCCCTCATTTAAAATATTAAGTTCTTTATGGTAATGAAAATCATGATGATGATCTATGTTTATTAAATTATATTCATCATAACCATGAACAAATAATGGATAAATATCTTTATGAGAATATGCAGTTTTTATATTTGTATGATTGTAAATTATAGGTATTGCGAAACTTAAAAGTTCCTCTTGTTGTTTTAAATTTGTTATCCAATCACAATCTATAGATAATATATTAAGTTTTTTTAGTGGTTTCATTTAATACTTTCTGAAAAACTTCTAAACCTTTATTAGTTACCTGCACGGTAACGTCTTCTACAATATCAGGTCCTTCTTTCTTCTCTTTATATATTTCGCCGGTCTTTGTATTTCTGTATGTTGTTATAGTTGTACAATTTATTTTTACTATATTATCCATTTTCATTCTGTCTATCTATTAAAGCATAACTAACAACTATTTCAAGTTTGCTAGCAGTTTCTGCTTGAACTTTTATAGCATCTCCTTCCTCTAAATTCAACCCTTGTTCTGTTGCGTTTACAGTGCTAGTCGCAGGTACGTCTTTTCTAAAAAATTCTACATCTTGAGTAGCTGAACTATCTCTTAAATCACAATTAACCAACACAGCTCCGGTGCTGTTATTAGATACATATACAGATTTTACAATTGCTACAGCAGTTACAGGTATACTTAGAACTGTAGTCATATTTGTATTAGCTAATACAATACTAGCATTTTTATAATTTATACTCATGATAAAAAATAATTGAATGTGTCCTGTTCGTTTTTTAAATCTTGTTGAAAAGAAAAATTAAGTTGATTTTGTAGTGTGGTTAAAGATTCAAGTATCTGTCTTTGGTTTTCTACATCGTATTCTTGTTTGGGTTCAGGTATGTAGTTTGTTACTTTAGCCATTAGAAACTACCCATTTCTGCAGCTGTCCCTGATCCTGAGAATCCTGGGGCCGCCTCTCTTTGAGTTATTGCTTTTTGTTTTGCTGCTCCTCTTTTAGCAGCATCCTCTCTAGCTTTTCTATCTCTTCTTTTTTGAAAATATTCTGCTCCAGTGCTAGATCTTGCAAAATCAGTGCTACGTAATCTTTGATTTAAACTTTTAATACCATCCAAACCACCTGTAAGTAAACCTAAACCAGGCACAGCAAAACCTAAAATAGCTCTAAATAAATCTGCTATTCCTCCTCCAGATGTTCGTTTTTTTGATTCTTCAACATCTTCTTCATTAGCAACGCCAAATGAAGTATCAATAGCTGGAAGACCAGCATTATCTAAAAACATAGCCGCCGGTATAGTGTTATTAATTCCTGTATTTACAGCCATAGGTGCTACAGTATTTTTAAATGCATCTAAAGGAACTGTAGGACTAGGAGGTAAAAAAGGAAATTGATTAATTTCACTAGCCAACTCAGTCATTGATCTAAATGGTAAATTGTTATTAACTTGTCTTTGTTCTACTCTACCTGTTACAGGGTTAAAAAAAAATTCCATTATCTTCTACCATCCGGTTGTGCGTCTAATCTTAGTGTTCCATATCTCCAGGTTTCACCTGTGCCATCGTTTTCTATTTTAACAGACAGTAATCTACCTCGAGCTCGGGTATCTATCTTATCAGTTGCTGCGGTAACTGTAAAGGGTCCAAGTGGAGAACTAACAGCTACGTCGTCTGGATAAGAACTTACAAACAAAGTAATCTGCGCATCTCCTGTTTGATATTTAAAATCAGGTATAAAACGTCTAACCGCCATAAAGAATTCACCATCTCCTCTGTAATCTGCAACACCTGTTTGTTGACCAAGAGCACTACGTCTAGAGGTAATATCCCAATCTCCAGATCTTATAAACGCAGGAATAGCTGTAGTTGCAACGCTATTAACTTGATCAGTGCCGACCTCATGTTCATAGTAAATACTAGATCCATATTTATTAGTAATACCAAGAATGCTAGGGAAAACTGGTGTTGCGCTATCATCATAATCGGTTGCATAAGGATTATCAAATACACCCTGATCTGCATACGTTGTTCTATCTAGTGATGACGTTGTCCAACAGTTCTCAGCATAATTATAAGTTACACATCTATCAATTTGTGAAGATCCAGCTTTTGGATAAAACCAATTTACTTCTGTATATAAATTATTAGAGCCAGAAAATATAACATCACTTGCATTAAAGTTTAATCCAAGATTACTGCCATCTGTGCTAAATACAAAATCTTCTACAAGACAAGGTAATGATTTTACTGTACCATCAAATGCAAAGAATCCACCTTGAGAACCCATCCAAAATACAGCGCCATTAACATAAGTTGCTGCATGCTGTCCAATACATCCACAGTTCGTACCAACTTGTCTAACACTAAATGTAAATGGTGGACCAACAAATTGAATAACATAAGCTGCATTATCAGTTATAACAAAGACATAATCTTTACCTTGAAGTGCGGCTCTTATTTCGTTACCTGTATCTAATCTAAATGTACCAGCAGTATTTGTGGCTGTTGGTGTATAAGTATTTAAATCTTCTTGATTAGAAAATCTTACAAACATAGGATCTTGAGTGGCTGGTGTTCCAATTGTTGTTTCAGTTCCAAAATGAAATAAGTGTCTATCTCTATCTGATACTAAAGTAAATCTGCTAGCTGTAGGATTATTGGTGGTTGCAAAACTACTTGTAGATTTTGAAGCTCTAATAGTTCTAGCGTTTGATGCCCCTGCATTCCATGTAAAAGTTTCACCGTTAAATATAGTTGCAACTAATACTTGACCAAAGTTATCAAGACTCCAGTTTCCTGGATCTAGTACCACAGAACTTGTAGATCGTTCCGTGCCCCATGTTTCAACGTTCCAAGTGGATGTACCCCAACCATAACCAGTTGTCTGAGTTGTTGGTCCAACTATTACGTAAGGATTAACAGTGACTGCACCAGCTGCGCTCATACCTGATCCTGTTTCAACTGTTGCTGCTTGAACAGTAAACTTATCTATGTCAGGTACAGTTAAAATTTCATATACTTTTTGTAAATCGGTAGCTGTATAACCACTAGCTCCTGTTACAGTTACTGCAGATAAGGTTACATATCTTCCAACAGCTAATCCATGTGATCCTTTATTAATAGTTATAGTGCTAGATCCATTAACAGTTGTTAATGTGCCTCCAGTAATGGCTGTATCTAACGGACTAATATCATAAAAGTCATTACCATAATATAAAAACAAACCTTGTGATGTTCCAATAGCTGCATATTTTTCACCAGCAAAACTAGAAAATGCAACTTGCGCTCTACCAGCTCCAGGTAAAGATTTACCGGCAGCTGTTAATTGTAACCAACCACCTATTTTTTCAGGTAAGCCATATCTAAATCTAACAAAATCACCATCTGTCCATTGACCTTCTGCCCCTGATTCAGTGTCTTGTTTATTAAAACCGGGCTTGAAATTTAATTTTTGTAGCATATAGTAGCTTATATATTAGTTTTATAGAGAATGAAAGTAGCAATATTATGGACCATTTAGAAGCTATTGTTGAATTAAAAAATATAATAGATCCTACCTTTTGTAAAAAAGTAAAGACTCTTATAGATGTAAAAGCTTTTAAAAAATTAACAAGTGGAGGATATTCCTTAAGTCTTAATACTCCCACTGATATTTTTTATTGGAATTATATAAAACAAGAAGTAGAAAAAATATATTATCATTATAAAATTAAATTTCCTCAAATTGCTAGTAATAAAATTAATCAAATAGATATTTTAAAATACACACCTGGTTGTGAATACAAAACTCACACAGATTATTGTTCTTATATAACTAGAAATCTTAGTGTTATTATAAATTTAAATAATGATTATGAAGGTGGAGATTTAGTTTTTACTGATCAAAAAGAAAAAGAAATTAAAAGATTTAAATTAGATGAAAGGTCTATTGTATTTTTTCCTAGTAATTTTTTGTATCCTTATATGATTGAACCTATAATCAAAGGAACTAGATATAGTATAGTATTATGGCTACAGTAGATTATAAAGTAGTAAAAAATTTTTTTACAAAAGAAGAATTAAATATTCTTCAAAAATACTGTTATATTAAATTAGATAAGTTTAAAGATCATGTAATAGAAGATTTTAAAAATGCCGCGTTTTCCCCATCTTGGTATGATGATCCTTTAATGTTAACTCTATTACATCAAAAATTACCTAGAGTAGAAATAGAATCTAATTTAAAACTTTATCCTACTTTTACATATTGGCGTTATTATATATTAGGCGGCACATTACCTAAACACACAGATAGAGCAGCTTGTGAAGTATCTATAACTGTCTGTGTAAAAAAATATGATAATTGGCCTATGATTATAGAGGGTAAAAAAATTGAATTAGAAGAGGGAGATGGTTTACTATATGCAGGGTGTAGTCAAAAACATTGGAGGCCTGGTATATACAAAGGCGAAGGAATGGCTCAAGTATTTTTTCATTATGTAGATCAAAACGGTCCTTTTAAAAAATATGCATATGATAAAAGATATTTAGTTGAATCTACGAAAGAAGTTAGAAATAAAAGATGAATTTTAGATTTGCAGAATTAGTTGAAACCAAAGAATTCCAATATGTAAGAATTCATAAAAACGCAAATAGAAGTGTTATGAATTGTATATTAGATACTTATAAAGATAATATTGAATATACCTTTGGTTTATCTAAAAAACCAAGATTTTGTATTATACGAGATCCTTACGAAAGATTTCTATCAGGTTTAAAATATGATTTATTAATAAATAAAGTAGATGTAAAAGATATTGATATTAAGAAAGTATTTACGTCTAATGAAAACCATATAAGAAATACTTTAAACGGCACAATAAATCATAGTATTTCACAAATCCCTTATCTAATGAATTATCAGATAGAACATTACATAGATATCGATGATTTAAATTTGTTTTTAAAAATGCATTTTAATCAAACTAAACACTTAAATGCTTTTCCAGAAAAACATAAAACATCAAAATACTATGATATAGAAAAATATCTAGATAAAGAAGAGATTATGAAATATTTACATTTTGACTATTATGTATATAACCATATAAAAAGGTCTCCTTTTTTATGGGAATGGCAGCATGGAAAGATATTTTAGATGAATGAAAAGACAGTTAATATAAATAATTTTATAGGTATATATGACAATTACATTACCAAAGAAGAATGTAATAAAGCTATTAAATTATATGAAGATCAAAATAAATTTAATAATACTTTCAACAGAATTGGCTCTGAAAAAGTATCTATACTTCAAAAACAAGATCAACAATTTTTTGCTGGTCCTAATAACATAAGTGTTTGGTGGGAATCATTAAAACCTATGATGCTTAATTTTGATATAGCTTGGAATCACTATACAAAAAATACAGGTGCCGACTCAGCGTTTGGTATTCCTTTTCATTTTACAGATTTAAAAATTCAAAAAACTTTACCTACAGAAGGATATCATGTTTGGCATATAGAACATAATGCAGGATATCATAATGAAGCACGTGCGTTTGTTTTTTCTATTTATTTAAATGAGGTTGAAGATGGAGGAGAAACAGAATTTTTACATTTTTCTAAAAGAGTCAAACCTAAAACAGGTAGAATAGTTATTTGGCCTGCAAGTTTTCCTTACTTACATAGAGGTAATCCACCTTTATCAGGTAAAAAATATATTTTAACATCTTGGATGATGCTAAGATAAAAATGATTTTTAAAAAAATAAGAAAAGCTGTTAAAGAAAATAAATGTTTACTTTTAAAAAAAGCTATACGACTAGAAACATTTAGATTAAATTTTAATTTTGATACCATGTTGGCAATGTGGTCAAAAAATAATACTTTAGGTTTTGAAAGTAAACTAAATCAACATGTAGGTCAGATATATAACGTAAATCAATTATCTATTTTTAAACCTTTTATTACTTATGTTCACACTAATTTAAAAGATTTATTTGATATAGGTAATTTAGATTTTTTTTATTCTTTAAAAGGTGAAGTAGGGCCTTCTCACTTTGATAAAGAACATGTATTAATAATAGGTGTTAAAAATGTTACTTATTATCATCTAGATAACAAAGACTTTAAAGTAGAACCTGGCGATATATTATACATACCTAAGAATTATTTACACCATGCTTTTTCAGCAAGGGAAAGAATAATTTTAAGTTTATCTATTTGGAAAAAAGATTAAGAAGAGTAAGAAGTAGGTCTTGCACCTAATCTAGCAATTTTTTCTTCTTCAGTTTCAGTAGAAACTATATTACCCTCTCGATCATAAGTTACAATTGGACCATCAGCGTCCCAATCAGCTTGTAATTTAGCTAAGTGCGCTGCATCCCATCTTGTAATAAATTCTTGAAAGTCACCTAAATTAGCATCGGCGTAACTACAATGAGGAGTTTCATCTCTAAATTCTACTTGATCACTTGCAACTGTATTTTCATATTGGATTGCCCAAATATTTGAAAATTTAGATTGACCCCAAAAAGCCTCATCATCAATATTATAACCAGTGCCTGACTCAGCGCCATTATTTTTAATAACTGCTTTGTCTTCTAATACTACTGTCCATGTTGAATTTGTTGCCATAATTTCTCCTACGTCTTAATAATATAAATAATCGTTAAATAAGGTTGTAAAACTGATGTTGAGTCACCACTAAAAGTAGCACTCATATTATGTTGGTGACCTGTACCTGAACCTTGGTTTCCAGTGTTACCACTAGCTGCATTTCCAAAATTTGGAAAGGCTGGATATTGCGGAGCTCTATGAGTACCACTCTGCGTTCCAGAACTGTGGGAGTGGGATGCTAATTGAGCTGTTGATAAAGTTGCGTTTGCTGTTGAACCACCAATGTTTCCAGTTGAAGCTACTGTATTTGCTCCACCAGTTGATGCTAAAGCTTTAGTTCCTGATTTACCCATTGCTACGTTGTCTTGTAGATCTGGTAATCCAAAAGTAGACGCCCCATCACCGGCTCCATAAGTTGTACCTACGATTGCAAATAAAGCTGAATAAGTTGATCTTGAAACAGTTGCACCATTACACTCTAAGAAACCTGTTGGCACTGAAGAAGAAGACCACGGTACAATAGTAGCTGTAGGAATTCCTTCGATACCTGTAAGGTTTGCTCCGTCGAAATCGTATTTTGTTGCTTCGTAATTTGCCATATTCTATTTCTCCTTGTATGTCCAACCTGTTGTAGCATCTCCTGAAAATACTAAACAGAAACCAGCACCTTGAGTGTTTACCACTAAATCTGCGGCTGCGTTAGCTATATTAGAACTGTTTCTTCCAACAGTCAATGCGTTAGAATTAAAATCATAACCCTGATCTACAAATGAAACTTCATCGCCTGTAGCAGGGGATGCAGGTAGTGTAATTGTTACTGCTCCACCGTTTGTATTTACTAAAAGTTGAGCACCAGCTTGAACTGTTTCCGCTGCAGATACTACTCTCCAGTTTCTTTGCTCAGATAATTTTACTACATTAGTTCCGTCAGAATATAATACGTAATTATTTCCTTCACATAAAAGGACACCTGTACCTGATGCAGTTTTAAAAGTTAAAGTATTTCCTGCGTGGTCACAAGCATTTTGTACATTATAAACTTTTTCTACTCCATCTGGAATAGAAACAGTTCTAGTTCCTGCTAAAGTACCTGTTAATTTAATAACATCATTTTTACCGTTTGATACAGCACCGTTTGTAAAAGTTAAAGTTCTATTAGCGTTAGTTAAGTTAAAAGTTGTAAAGCCACCGATAGCTTGTTCTAAAATAAGTAAATTTGTATTTGTGATTTGACCCCAAGTTCCCGAGTTTTCACCGGTTGCTTGTACTGTAAGTTTTAGACTAGCAGATGTAGAATTCGCCATTTTTTAATTCCTTATACGTTCATTTTATTAAAAATATGAGTTTCTGTCAAACTCATTATGCAGCTACCTCTTGCCATCCTGGAGGTGTTATAGGCGCTGAACCTGTATTAACTTCGTTCCAGATCAAAGCACTACCAGATCCTTGGTTCATAGTCAAGCTTAAACCTGTAAGTTGAATATCAATATGAATTGCAACAGAAACTGAAGCTAGTTGATTATTTAATGGAAAACCGGTTGGTACAATAGTTTGTCCAGGAACACCTACAGCCGTTCCTAATCCTGCAGTCATCGCAATACCTGTGGGACTTGCACCTGCTCCGGCTTGACCTACAGCTGTTCCTAAATTTGCGGTTATTAAATTTCCAGTTATAGAAGCATCTGGTGCTGGATCTACAATACCTAAAGTTGCTTGTGCTACGTTTAAAGTATTAAGAGTTAAATTAGCATCACCAGTCATCGCTAATGTTCCAGCCGCAGCTGTCATTGCAATACCAGTTACATCAACATTTGCAAATTCACCTTCAACTCCCCAAGCATTAATATTCCAACCTTGTCTACCCCAACCTGTTTGGTTGAATGCATCTATAGTTCCAAGACCCATGGACATTGCATTACCTGTAGCCATAGCATCAGGGCCAGCATCAGCTGTTCCTAAACTATTGGTAAGTGCGAAACCTGTTTGAAAAATTGTAGTTGCTATATCTACACTTACAGAACCAAGAGCAGTTGTAATAAGTTGATTATTATTTGTAGATGGACCTGGAGATACATCTATAGAAGCTACGACACTAGCTAAAGTTCCTGTAAGTGCTTGACCAGGTGCTATAAGATTTCCTGCAATACCCCATGCAGAATCATTCCATGCTAATCTACCCCAACCAAGATTAATTTCACCAACAGTTGTTTCGTTACCTAAAGATGCAGTAAGGGCAATACCCGTAACTGTAAAAGTTGGGTCTGCTGAATCGTTCCATTGGTTTTGGCCCCAAAAGCCAGTGTTCCAAGTTCCTGATGCCATAGGAGTTTACCTCCTAATTAACCAGAGATTCTTAAAATCGCTGCTGTTGAAGTTTGAGCTGGAAACTGAATTGTGAAAACTCCAGATGTAGCTGTTTTATCTGCTCCAAAATCTAAAACTGCCACCGCTGCATTTGAGAACGATGTATTATAGATTAAAGCACCTCTAGCAGTAATAGTAACTCCAGTGAATGATCTATCTGAAAAGTCTACTCTTGCTACACCAGCTGTAATTGAAGTTGCTAAGTTAACTAGCTTTCCACCACCAGATGTATATTGACCAGAGTTTGGAACTTGGTTTCCAGTTGTGAAAGAAGTTGTTGCTGAGTTTAGAGTTGCTGAAGAAGTATAAAGAGCTATTTTAAAAATATCACCAGCTGGTGCTGCAGTAAAATCCTGATCACCATCTAATAATTGTTTTTTAAAAGAGTTTGCAATTGCTTGTGTTATAGCCATATTTATTTTCTCCTATTTTCCTATACGAGGAACACCACTTTGATATTCGTCTCGTCTTCTTCTTCCCATTTGTTCTATTGAGAAGCCTTCTACCGCTTGTTTATACCTTCCTTCGTATAATTGCAAGAGATCATTTGGCCCTTTTAGAAAACTAAAAGCCTCGACTAGGCATGCATACAAAAGTCCGTTGGGAAATTGCAGACTTAAATATGTAGTTGGAACTGTACTCGATAATCCATCAGGTTTCAAGATATAATTTAATTGAATTGTGTAGGTAGCATCTGGAGTTGGAGCCACAACCACAGTGTCTTCGTCCCAATTACTATAATATTTAGGCACCCCTTGTGAATTTAAATTATTAAATTCTGACATAAAACTAGTGTCTCTGTATTGTAAAAAATCTCTGTTATCAGCTTGACCTACTCCATCAGAATCTACAATCTGAGCTGATCTAATTATTAATAAATTAGCAGGTGTATCTATAAATCTTGTGCCAGCTATTAAATTAGCCGTTACATATCTTCTATTATTATCAGAATCTACATCTCTTAAAATTCTAAACTCTGAATTTTCAATAAATCCATTTACAATAGTATCAGTTAAAACTGTGCTTGTAACCTCTGTGTAATCTCTAATCTTTTGTACCAACTCTGTATATGTCATGTTATACTTACCGTAACCTCCCCTACATTTATTTGTGCTTGTCTTCTTCCATTTATAACAGATGGATCTTCAGGTACCATACTACTATTACTAAAATCTTGAAAGGCAAAATCTCCAGGTAAAGTTAAACTAGCTACCATATTTCCACCGCCAATTTGATCAGATGGAAAACGTTGAGGTCTTGCTTGTTCTAAACCTTGTGGATCAGCCACAAAAGGTTTTGGTTCTAATTGTGGTTGCTTTGGTTCATACTCCGATAAGTGTACAAACGCACCATTCCATTCTGTAACCATTTCTCTCCACGGAAAAGCTTGTCCGCTTCTATCAGAAATTGCTAGTGCGTATTTACCTTTTGCAAACTTAGACATTAAATCTCCGGATAATAAGTTTTAGGTGAAATGTAAACACTTGCAGGGGATCCATCTTCTTGCAATGCTCTTTGTATTTCATCTTCATAAATTAATTTCATTTCTTGAGTTCTTTGTGGTGCTTTTTTCATAGCCATGTAATAAGCTAAACCTGCACACATGCAGGGCACAAATCTATTAACTACATCTGCTTCGTTAGTATATTTACCTGCATCTTGAATTCTTTTGACATAATAGAAATAAATAAATTTGCCAGCTTGTGTATCACCTGGCGTTAAATATAAAGTTATTGTAACTTTATCTATAAATCTTTGCACAAAATATTGTGATGGTTGGCCCGTAGAACTTTTATTTGAAAAAGCTTGATATTGTGATCTGTTAATTTTTGAAAGTGGTGTGTCTACATCGCTTTCATTTCTAAAACTAGCTTCTAAAATATCTGAAACCATATCAACAAAATTTGTAACAGTATCTCCAGATGTATGACCTGCAGCAGTAGTTCCGTCTGCTCCACGATCAGAAGCAGAACATAAAATATTATTTCCTGAAATAGAAGTGTAAGTAATTACTTCAGAATTAATTCTAATTTTTCCTGTATCATTCATATTTTTTGTTGATGAAACAGGGATAGTTGTAGCTGTAGATGAAATACCAGAACTTAAAGTTGTAGTTATTCCGTTAGCATTTCCATCTGAGGGTGATCTAAAAATTTGATATTCGCTTTGACCAGAGGTTAATGTAATTGCAGTTCTCGCAACTTCCCAAAAATGTAAACCTCTGTTGTCCCATTCTTGAAACATTATATTTAAGGAACGTCTGGCAGATCTTAAATCATTACCAGAGTAATCAAAGAATCCTAATCTTTCAAAAGACTCAGTTATAATATCATCGATCGAGAGAAATTTCTCGAATGTACTTGTGCCTGAAAAAGCCACGTAAACCTCCTACGAGTTATTTCCGCCACTATGAAACACAGTGATAGCCGTAATCTGTTCTGTAGTAAAAGCAGTATTAAGATTAGTCTTAAATAAAATTGGCACAGGAAAATTAATTGTCATATCATGAATATGAGCACCTTTATTTAATTTTACTTTAGACGTTGAGCCATCTTTAAGATCTAAAACACCAGCTTGGTTTGGTCCAGATACATGCACTCCGTACACTCTAGTTCTACCAGTCTGAATAGTTTTAGTCTCTGTAGTTACGTTAGTCGCCACTCCATCTTGTGATGATCCAAATGTTGTCATTTTTTCTCCTTAAAATTTTATGTGGGCCCGAAGGCCCACAAAATTATTTATTACGCGTTTGCAAATGGTGTAACAATTGTTCCTGTCGCAATTACTAGTGAATTGTGAACAAGATAATTATTAGCATCAACAGCAGTAACTTGAACGACTGAACCAGCTAAACCGCCGGCAGTTCCACCATCAAAAGTCATAACATCATTAGCTGCAGCTGGTACGAAGGCTTTTTTAGCTCCGTCATCAACAGCAAGCATCACAGCACCTGTAAATTTATCAGTACCATCTGTCTTGATATCAAGATCAGTAGCAGCTGTTTCTATGTAAAAATAGAAACTTGCACCAATGTTATTTTTATTGTTTGGATCACTACCTGGACCTGCAACAGCAGAGTCTGCAGTTACGTTGATAGTAGGTAGAGTAAACTTACCATCAGCATCGTTTAAAAGCAGAATTCTACCTGCATGTTCTTGTACAGTTAGAACTGTATCCGCACTTAGTGATTTAGTCATCCCTGGTCCTATGTTGATAAAACCGTTTTTCGATCTTACCGGACCATCAAATGTAGTATTTGCCATAATTATATCCTCCTAGTTTTCCGAACATAGTCTCTAGGCCGTCGACTATACGCGTCTATGTTCTAAATAATTGTATAGTTAGTTTTTTTATATACTAGTTTTTAGTAGAGTGCAAGAGAGCCTGTAGTGCGGAGTGGAATTTTTCCAACGATGTAGCTTTTTGTTTAAGTAGCTACGGAAACTTGCGGAGCAGCACCATCAACTTTGTTTCGCAGATGCTCTCTTTGAGCTTCTGCCATTTTGATGTGGCTTAAGACATCTCGAACTTTTCGATCTATCTTGACCATATTGAGAGTATATCTACCCTCTTTAAGATGCTCTTGCTCCCACTGTAGATCCAGACCCCTCTTTTGTTGATAAAGGTCGTTTAAGTGTTGCATCATTTGTTCCATCGATAACCTCCTCATAGGTTATTCTGTTTATCTTGTTATCATAAGATATTCCAAGATATTCCCAAACTATACTTTTTTCTCCTAACTTGTCAAGTATAGCTTTTTCTAGTGAGGTTGAGCTATTGTCACATTTAACACTAAACTTAGCGTGGTGATCATAAGCCCAAATAGTTACTAGAAATGTAGTCATTATTCTTTCTATCTGTAGAATGAGGCGGGATTGTGTCCCGCCTCAAATTTCTTAAGTATTATGAACCTTCAACACCAAAGATACCTCTGTAGTCAGATACACCAAATCTGTATCTTTCTCTAGCTTTGTATCTTACGTTTCCAGTATCGAAATCACCTTCCATCGCTGTTCTGATTGGAGTTCTTTCGAAATACTTCATACCGTTAGGTACATCAGTGATAATGTAGAACGCATCCGTGTCAGTTAAAAAGTTATTAACTCTGTAACCTTGTGGAACCATTCCCATTGACGCAATTGCGTTAATGTCATTATCAGCAGTTGACGTTCTACCTTGAGACTTCATCAGTCTTTCAGCAGTGAATTGAAGTTCACTTGGAACGATCATTTTAACACCTCTTGCAGCAATTTTTAGACCTCTTTCGTCTGTAAGTGCAGCAATATCGATTAATGATTGCTCTAATGAAGTTTCATTCAAGTCAGCTTGTACCGCTAACGTGTTTGATACAGTGCCCGCGATTGTTGGGTGAGCAGTGTTAAATAAAGAAACACCATCACCTGAATCAAAATTATTCGTAGTTGGTAAACCTTGAATAAGCGGATCCACTGATTTGATTTGTTTAGTATTCGCCATGGATCTAGCTAATGCTTTTGTATATCTAGACGCAAGTCTATCATACAAGTTGTCCTCGATCGCTTCTTCAGTGATCGCGAACGCTAGTGCAACAGTTTCCATAGTGTATCTAGCTGTGTAAGTTTCTTGAGCATTGTCAAAAACTACGCCAGAACCTTCCGGTTTAACTGCAGCATTTGCAAAACCAGATAACATAACTTCTTCTTCAAACGCTCTGTCTGAAGTTTCTGTTACGTATATCTCAGCATGCTGATTCTCATAACGTTTGTATTCCAGTCCGAATAGTGCATTCAGGCCTGGTTCTAGTTCCTTAACTAGTTGTCCTCGTGATATAGCCATGTTTTTTCTCCTATTCTAACTATTATATACCGTTATTTTTAGCGTTATACAGGTGCTCATTGATCATGACAACAAAGTTCAAGTTGGCAGCGCCAATTGTACTGTTCTCTACATCAGTTGAGATACCTGTTACTTTTAGTTGAGCCGTACCAGTAGTAGCTGTGCTGTGGTTTAGTTCCGATTTAGAAACATTGTTAGCAGCATTTCCAGCCGTTACTTCGATGTCGAAATTATTGAACACATCTGACTGCGCGTGCGCAGTAGCTTTGTTCGATTGAATCTCGAATCTTTCATACGGGTCGTCAGCCACGAAAGCTTTAATATCACTTGCAGCGATTGAACCTACATAGTGATTAGCGAACGTTGGCTTCTCAGTTGTTGGATCAGTGTAAAAGACACCATTGAGTGATCCAAGAAGGAAAGCTTCAGAAGCTGCAGCTTGGTGAATTGTACCTGCTGCTGTCGCTGAAACCGCATCTTGGAAGAAGATTTTAGTAGTATCACCAGATGATATACTATACTCCCCTAAACCCTGGTTGTCTCTATTCTGACCAACTTTGCCGATAGCTCTTAAGCCAAAGGCAGCGTCTTTGTTAGTTTTTGCCATAGAGGCCTCCTTATAGTTGTACCTGCCCTTGCGGGCCTCCAGTACGGGTTTATGTTATCTCGATGGTTTGTGAATTCCTAATTAGGATTTCTTTGAGCCACCAAAAGTAACACGCGATTGTCTATCAATATTGATAGGCATGCTTGGGTGCTCTTCCTTCATAAGATCGTTATCTGCTGCTTCGACTTTTTCCGCATGCTGTTTAGCATAGTACTCTTGTCTTTGTTGCGCGATCTCTTCTGGTACCCTAGCGAGCACTAGGCCGCCAACACCGATTGTCCCCTTATATTTTCCGTCCTCTACAATTGGAAAGTCTGAATCTGGATATTCGTCAGCTCTCACTAATTCGTATCCTGATCTTATTCTTCCAGCGACGTTTTTAGTGTCTTGGAATCCTAAGGATTCAACTCTTATCCATCTGTGCCTAAAACCTGTAGGCGCAGGGGGCGCATCTAATGCTGATGGTGGAGTCCAGACTTTTTTCTGAGCTGTTTTTTCTCTAGTCTGACTCGCACGAGAGGTTTTCTTTTCATTATTATTTTCCATATGCTTAAGCCTCCTTCGTGATATTTAATTGTTTCGCATATTCTTCAAGTGGCACACCTAATTTTTTAGCGATTGCTACCTGCGATGGTGTGAGCCTCACAGTTTTGCGACCTGATCTTGTACTTCGCTTCGCTGAAGCTACTGTCTGTACTGGCTTGGTCGTTTCTTTTTCAGCCGTATCGCTATTATTACCAAACTTATGCGGAAATTCAAGTCTTATTCTCTTATCTATTTCCGAATAATATTCGTCACTTGATGGATCAAAACCTTCATTTGTTAATTTTTGATGTAGATCAAATGCAGTATAAGTCATTGCAGTATCCTGTCCAAACCAAGAGTTTTTCTCACTCCATGCTTCGGCTTTTGGATCTGGAGTTCCTCTAGCTGCTGTTTGTCTATTTAAATTAACTTCAGGTTTTTTCTCCGATTGTTGTTTTTCATAAGCTTCCTGGGCTATTTTAGTTTCAGCCAATTTAGCTTTTTTATATCCTAACTCAGATATAGAGGCTAAAGCTTCTGCTTCAGCTGTTAGATCATTTGCTTCTCTAGCGGCTGCAAGTTTAGCTTGCGCAGCTGCTACACCTGATGTGATACTTTCTTCTGTGACAGCAACAAAATCTGGTTGCAGTTTGGAAAGTTTACTCTCTGCATCTTTTTGTTTTTTTAAAACAGTTTGAGCATAAGTTAAAGCTTCATCTTTTTGTCGTTCAGCTTCTCTCCATTTTTTTGTTAACTTAGCAATTCTTTTTTGAACGCTATCACTATATTGTTCTAATTCTGTATCGTCTTTCTTTTCTTCAGTTACACTTTCTGTTTTAACCTCTGGCTTTTCTTCAACCACAGGTCTTACTGCCGGTTCTTCACCTGCAGATTCTTTCTGTTCTATTATTTCTTCCTCTTGTGTTTCAGGTACATCGACGTCCATCGCTGGACCGGAAATATCGAGGTCAACTGTTTTTTTCAGATCGTCTGTATCTGGCATAGTTTTCTCCTTCTATGATTAGTATTGATGAAGTATATCTTCGGGGTTATCTATAGTAGCTAATACTTCATCGTCATTTAGCAAACGTACTTCACCCCCGTCAATTTGAATTCTTGATCCTGCATAACGAGCAAATAAAACCCAGTCTCCTGTTTTACACCAAGGACCCTCTGGATATCTATTTTTGTCATTATAACAATCTGGACCTTGTGCTAACACAAGTCCACACGTAGAACCAACTTGTTGTTTTTCTAAAGTTTCTTGTCCAAAAATAATTCCACCCTTAGATTTTTCTTTCATCTTAAATGGTAAAATTAACATACGCCACCCAGTTGGTCTTGGTAGCTTTTCAGATTCTTTAGTTTTTAAACGCTCGTAAGCGTCAACTTCTTTTTGATTCTTATCTTTATTTTCTTTGTCATACTTTTCTGCCAAAGCGTATTTAACTTTTGGTGTCGAGTTTGATGACTGTTCCTTTTTCATCTTTTTGCTCCTTTTCATTTAGCAGGTTAGAGATTTCCTGTAAAATTTTTAAACACGTATGTGCTTGTCCTAGCATATACTTATATTTTTCCATATTGTCAACTGTACCAGACATCATACTTTCTCCGATGTTTTGGTATTCATCTTTTAATATTTTTTGTAATCTACTTATTACTACGAGTTCTTCTGATAGCATCTTTGCCTTTCTTAAAAATTGCAGCGACTTTTGATTTACCCATAACTTTGGCTCGCTGTTCACCAACAGTTAGAATTTGTATTTTCCTAGCAAACGGTTTAGAGATTTTTTTAACTTTCGCAACAGTTTTCCTCGCGTCCGTTGGCGTTTTGAATTTAATTCCAACAGTGTCTTTTGGGTTTTCATCAGTGTAAAGCCTTCTACCACTGCCTTTAGGTTTTTTTCCCGTTCCTTTTTTTGGATCCGCCACTAATAACTCCTTTCAATACTTTTGCTTGACCTGCGTGTGCTCTTGAAGCTTTTTTTAAAGCTTTAACAACTTTTTTTATTTTAGCTTTTGCTTTTTTCATATTTCTCCTTCCAATATTTTGCTCTTTCTAATTGTCTAATTCTATAATCTATTTTGTCTAATCCTAATATTTTTTTAAAAAAGTCTATTAACATTTCCATCTCCTTCTAGCTTGACGTAGTCTAGAGTTAGGATCTTTAGCAGCCTTTGGAAATTTTTTCATTTGCCCTGCACTACGAGCGCAGAAGCTCTTTCTTCTTTTAGCATCTTTAGATCCCGGTTTTACTTTACCTGTTACTGCTGTTTTTAATTTTGAACCTGGGTTAGCTCTTCTATAAGCGGCTACACCAGCCTTTGTCATTCCGGCACCTTTTTTAGTAGGACGAAAATTTTTTTTATTTCTCGCCGGCATTTTATCTTGAGTTCTCATTATGATATTTTTGGCATTCTGAAACCAGGGTTAGAATAATATTTTGCGTAAGATTTATTTCCTACTTTTACTCCTCCTAGATCTCCAGATACATAACTTCCAATATAATTTTTTTGTGCTTGTCTAACCATTGCATCTCCACCATCTGCTTTCTTAGTTCTCTTTACAAATGTTTTGACGTTGGTTGGTTTACCGCCCACACCTTGAGCTACTGCTCTCTTTCGTTTGACAGCACTCGCCCTTTGCGAGTCGCTCATCCGTGTGGCTTTTGCAAGTGGGACGCATTTTGGATACTTTCGTTTCGCATCGGCTTTCTGTTTTGAACGGCCACATTTTGCGAATGAACCATCCTTTTTTTTCGAACCAATGTCTACCCATTTTTGTTTGAACCATTTATCAAGACCGTTTTTGGCCATTAGACCATCCTTGTTAATTTCTTTTTATCACTCATGATTGCACCACAGCCTTTGGCTACAGCACCTTTACCATAAAAAGATCTTGTAGTCATAGCTCCACCACCAGCTGCTGGTTTACGTCCTTTAAAATCTTTTCTCTTTACACCAGAGGGATCTTTAATTTTACCTGCACAAATTTTACTGGCGTATGCATTCGCGTATGCACTGGGGTAAACTTTAAATTTACGCTTCGCTGCCGATTTTCCTCTAGGACATAGTTTAGTCATTATTTTTTTCTCACCGTTTGTTTTGCTCTTTTAAAGTCAGATGCTTTTGGTGCACCCTTTGCACCTTTTTTTCGCATCTTACCACCACGTTTTCTTTTAGCATGGATGTTAGCGTATAAACCTGGACCTGCCATTATGCTTTACCTCCACGTCTAAAAAATTTTTTTCCTCTCAAAGCCTCCAAACGTGCAGAAGGCTTTGCAGGTTTCTTTTTTTTCTTCTTCTGTTGAAGCATCTTCAACATTTTTTGAAGATTTTTTTTACTAGACATTATCTATTGATCTTGCCTTTTTTCTTCATCTTAGAACCAAACTTACCGTAAGACTCATCTCTAGAAGCTTTTAATTGCTTCTTAGTTCTTTTCTTTTTGATTCTCATTGCGATAGATTCATCTTTTCTATCTTTGTAACCTTGTTTCATTTTTTTCTTTTTCACAGAACCACCTTTTTTCATCATTGTTCCGCCTCTCATTCCCATATCAGGTGAATAAAAACCAGACTCTTCATCTTTTCTTTGTTTGCCGGAAATCATTTTTCCGCCACCCATTTTCATTGCACGTCCACCAGCTTTTAAAGCCATTCTTGGTTGTGCCACTTGTTTATTAAAGTATCTATTTGCCATTATTTTTTACCTCCGTTTCTAAATATTTGTGTACCCTTTATACCATAAATGCTCGCCACGACAAGGATCCATAAATTTGTAAACCAGGCCGGCAGCTGCGAGAACATTTCGAAGAATAATTTTACTTTGTCCATAGCAGTCGGATCATCCGATATGACTGCCCAAGCAAGCACCAGTACAGGCAACGACAAAATTATCAAAACTGCCTCGTCCTTCCAATCCGATTGACGAGCTTCTAACAATTTACCCTGGTAAGCTTCCTCACCTTGGGCCATCTTTTGTGCATGCATTAGTTGTGCATCCGACATTGCCATCTTCGTTCTCTGCTTATTAGCATAAATTTTACTTCCTGCAGAGACGGCTAATTTAATTGCCGACAACCACATGTTAGTACCACTTAGCTGTTTTCTTTTTGTCCTTAAGCATTCTTTTAGTTCCTCTAACTTCTGTTTCATCTCCAGTTGGTATGTAATTTCTTGGCATACCGTCTGCAGTTGTTACAGATCTAGGATCTAACTCAATATTTTGAGATGGAATACCTATTTCTTCAGACTCTACAAAAAATTTATCGTTTTTTGCCATTGTTCCTCCTATTTTTACTTATACCAGCTCTGTTTAAAGCTATTGCAATCGCTTGTTTACGATTTTTTACTTTTTTATCAGAGCCACCAATTTTAAGAGTTCCTTTTTTGAACTCTTTCATAACCTTTTTAACCTTTTTTTGACCTTTTGTCATTTTCTTTTCTTCTTCATTCCATTTTTAGGTTTTTTAATTACACCTCTTGCAATTAAAATGTCTTTTTTAGTGATTTTTCCGTCACCAGACATATCTGGAAAAGATTTTTTCTTTTTCTTTACCTTCATTTTCTTTTTCATCATCTATTTTCTCCTTCATATTTTTCTATTTCAACACTTGGCATCATTTTATCTACATTTGGTATAGATTTGCTCAAGATTGTTTTTTCGATTGATGTATTAGCTCTTAGTTTTGCTAATTTTTCATTTTGATCTAGTTTTTCATCTGTGCTTTGTTGGTTCATCATTGCCTTCATACGATCAAGATTAATTTTTTCTTGGCCTTCAACTTTTTTACGTTGATTATCCATAGCTCTAAGATCTAATTCTCTTGCTCTTAACTGTGCAATTGGATCATTACCAAAACCAGATGTAACTTCTCTTTCTTCTTTTAAGAATTCAGTCATCATCTCTGCAATTAACACAGCTTTTCTAGATTCAATTCTTTGTTGCAACTCTTGTGCCTGCATCTGCATCTGTGGATTTTGCATCATCATCTGTAATTGTGGTAACTCGTCTCTAAACTCTAATTCAATTTGTTCTTGAGCCATCAAACTAATGTGTTCAAAAATATTTTTTTCCATAGCAGCTGTAACCATTGGATTATTTCTTGCGATGTTAGTTGCCATAAAATTTAAATGCGAAGTGATGTGAGCTCTATGATCTTGACCTGGAAAAGCTTGAAAAGGTTTACCACTTAAAGCCATGATGTTTTCTAAACTTGGATCAAGTGGTGTTGGTGGTTGTGGTTTAACAAGAAGCTTATCAATATCTTTTACACCCAAAGCTTCATACATATTTCTATATGCAGCATACATATTATGCATTTGTGGATTTGATGTTGCCAGTTGCAACTCTGTTTGCGCGAGGGAAATACGCTGAGTTTGTGAAAAGATGTTGGGATCGGCAACTGGCACAATATCTACTCGATCATCAAAGTCTTGTTGTTTAATCATTCTTTGACCCCCAACTACGTCGTACGGATATTCCGGAGGTAGATATAACTTGAATACTCTTGCTAATAATCTGAATTCTTGTTTAAGAGCAGAGTAAATTCTTTTGTGAATAGCAGACATTGTTCTGCTTCCTCGTTCTAATAATGCAACTGTTGTACCAACAGCAGCTTGTTGGTTACCATCACCAACTTGTAAATCAGCAATCGATGCAAATCTTTGACCTGCATTAACTACGATACCCATCAAGTTTAATAATGTAGCTGATGGCTCTTTGAAAGGCAGCATCATAAACGAGTCTTTTAAATTTCCACCCGGTGCATCTACATCTCTAAACTCACCTGGTTGGATTGATTGCGCATCATCTCTAATTCTAATGCCACGCATTTTAAAACCTGCGGGTAAGTTGGAAAGTGTACCCGCATCCAATAATTGACGAAGAGCTGCTGTTGCAGTTCTAGACAGACCACCAATCATATGGATGAGACCGAAGCCATAGAAACCTAACCCAGGTAAAAATTTAAAGTGGGTAAAATAAGGAATCTTAGTTTTAGTTTGATCTCCAATTTCATAATTTCTTCTAATAGATAAAACCATTCGTGTAGCTAATTCTATCGTTACAATGTATGGAATTTTTATTCCTGAAGGCTCACCTGTTTGTTGATCTTTATCTTCAAAACCTTCTAAATCTAAATTAACATGACATTCTAATAAAGTATAAATATCTTCGTCTTGAGATTTTCTTTGTCCTTCAAGTTCTCTTTCTTTTTTCTCTACATCGTTTTCTTCATAACCTGGTGTACCAAGTTCTATGTCTCTATAGAAACCTGCAACCTGTTGTTTTCGTAGATCGTTTTTGGAAACTTTTAACCGGTGAATGACTGCCTCTGCATCGTCTAATGAGGTAGCCGAATAAGGGACAATCAAATCATCTGCCGGTACAAACTTTGATACTGCTCTTTGTTCAAGTTCATCGTAATAAACTTTTTTAAACGCTGAACCTGCGAGAGGGAGATAAAAGAGCATTGAATCAAAGTCGGGCTCATAGTCAGGCATTCTTTCCATGAGCTCGTAATTCATGTAATCTTTGACACGTTCTGCTTGTTGTGCTTTTTCTTGATTAGGTGCACCAACGACTTGTGTTCTAACTGGTCCGTTGGCTGGTAATAATTCTTTGTAAGCTAAAGCTTGAAACTGTGTAACTGCTTCTGCAAGAACTGGGTGTGTTGCACCACTTGCACCTTGAAAAGGTTCTGTTCGCATATCGTATTTAAATCCTAAAAGATCTAAACCTTTTGTGTATGATTGTTCCCAATCTTTTCTTGATGCATTATACTCGTTGTACTTACCAGTAAGGTCACTTCCTAATTCGTTTAATATTTCGTCTGGTAAAAATTCTGCTAAGTTTGCGTAGTGCTCGTCACCACCTTCTGGTGATGCTGCATTAGGATCAAAATCTATTTCTACTGATCCGTCTTCCTGTTCTTCTATCTCAACCGGTCCTGGTGCTTGTTCCTGTGCTTCAACAGAAGTTTCTACTGCTTCACTAATTTCTTCTTCACCCGGTACTTGAACCGAGCCCCTTGGACCTTGAGTTAGGGACTTGTCTATTTTGTCTGCCATTTTTTATTTTCTCCAACTTAACTGTTCTAACAGTATTATAATCAATATTCAACCCTTGTGGTGTTGGCCCTGATTTAGGAGGCAACA